GGGGCGCTGAGCCGATTTTCGATGTTTTTTCCGTGAATCGACATGGCCCCGGTGCCGGAAGTCACTTCCATACGGTTATCCGAAGAGCGTAGTCAGGTTCCGATCCGATATGTAGCTGGACTATCCCCTAGATTTGGAGAGAATGTTGTCAAAAAATACACTGTCTTTCAGAGTAATTGGAACTATTGGAACTTCGGAACCTGACGCTAAAAAAGCTATTAAATACAACGCTGTTAATCGGTGCAGATATTCAGGTTCTAATTGCTCTGGTTCCAATTAAAATCGGTTACAGGTTTTGCGTAGCTACGGCTTCCCATGCCGTTGGTGGTCAAATCATATACCAGTCCGCATAGCCGATTAGACCGTGTAGCTTGATCGAACCGTGTATGTGGTGCCCCTATCGGAACCCTTGTCAGGTCTCCCCGAATCGGCTACACGGATCGTATCACTGATTCGGAGGACGAAAATGCACCGTTTAATCGCCGTCGCGGCTATCTCCGCCACCGCCGCTTTCCTGGCTCTCGCGCTCGCTGGAGTGCCTTTTTCCAGCATCGCCTGGATCGTGCCAGCCACCACCAGCGCCTCCATTGCGTTCTGGTTCGCTGCCATGATCGCCGCCGATCTCACTTATCGGCCCCGCGCCGATGCGGCAGCGATGATGCAAGGTGTGTGCCCCGAATGTCGGACGTTCAACAGTCTGAAGGAAGTTACTTCGGCCGATCCGTCCCACCGCCGCGTCGATTGCCAGGCTTGCGGAGAGACCTACCGCGTCGAGATGACGAACAACGGTGTTGCCGCCCGCCGCCTTGGCAAAGCCGACGAAAGCGAGTAGGATGATCGGCATGACAAAGACACCGTTCGATGAGTTCCTGGAGGCCGCGTTCGGGCCTGGCGCTCGGCTGGTAGCTGTCGAGATCACGCCCGCCATCCTCTCGGATCGCACATCTCTCGTCAAAGCCCTGTGGCAGCAAGCCGTTCTCGACGCACCGCCTGGTGCCTTGGACGGGGGCGACGGCTTGATCCTCCAACTGGACGATCCGACCACGGAAGGCGGCCACATCGTCTATGAGCGGATCACCTATGGCGACAAGTCGGTGATCGAAGCTGAAGGAATCGTGGTATGTCATCTGTTCGGGGCGGCCCGTGGCTAAGCCGCTATCCGATCACGCGGAAGGCGTCCTTCGTTCGATCTCGCGTCGGCCGCTCGCCGCGCAAGAAGTCAATGCCGGTGTGTCGCACAAGCTGTTGCGTCAGGGCTACGCCGAGATCGAACACCACCCGTCGCCATACAAGACGCACAAAGGCGCGAAGATTCCGCACTATGTCGCCACAGAGAAGGGGCGGCGCTACCTGGAGGACGGCATCTAGTGGCCTACTTCCCCTGCCCGAAGTGCGGCCACGGCGAAACCAACGTCAAGGATGTGCGGATCGTCCGAGAGCCGATCATGGCTCTTCGCCGCCGTCGACTCTGTCCGTCATGCGGCGACCGGCGCACCACATTCGAGATCGACCAGGAAAGCATGGAAGCCACGAAGCTCGCCGTGCGCCTGGTCAAGCAACTGGAACGGAGGACCAATCGTGAAGCTGAAGAAACGCAAGAAGACGTGGGCCGAGAAGCGGTTTGACCAGGGCAAGGTGGGCCTCATCACGAAGGCACAGGAGCACCTGGTCGGATGCGCGATCCGCCGCGATGGCGTCGAGCACGGCCGAGAGACTCGATTCCGCTCCCACGCCGAGCTACGGCGATCACTAGGCGACGTGGCGTGCTACGAAGAGCGCCCCGGCGATGAGCATGGCTTCTGGACCAGCAAGGGCCGGTTTGTCGGCCGTATCGAGGCGGGCACCATGGCAGCGCTTGCGGGCCAGGCTCCGCACACCTATCAGGGCCGTGCGATCCTAAGCAGCGACATCAATTGGAGGAAGACATGAAGACCGCCGCAATAGCAATCGACCGATGGAAGCTCCCCGTCTTCAAACGGCGTCTCGACGCGGCCGAGTTCACTTTCACCGAACATCCCGGCGTCACGGCCGACACGATGATCCTGAAGGTGCCATACGAAGAAGGCTCGAACTTCGTGGCGCTGTCCTCCCTGGTTCGAGCGGCGCAACTGGAGTGCAAAGAGTCATGAGCGGACCAGAGAAGCACACCATCGTTGAAGGCCGCATCTTCAACAGAGTCGACATCCCGGCGACCGGCGAATGGCAACTCCTGGAGATGAAGCGGTTCAAGGTCTTCATCCTGGTCCATCCGAACGGCCGCCAGGCGTGGTTCCATGAACGCGATCTCGCGGCGGCCAGCCTGAAGGTGCCGAACTTCGCCTATACCGACCAGCCGCTTAGCGATCTCCAGAAGCTCGCCAAGCGTGGCGGTTTGCGGCCGTTCCATGTGGACGCCGACTTCGATCCGACAAATCTCTTGCAGGGGTAGGCGGGATCGTCTATACGACTCGGACGCGGCCTGCCTGGCGGCATGACAAGCGTGGTAACGGATAGGGCCTACAAAGCCGGAAGACGACCGAACTACAGTAGCCAGGTGCCAGATACCCCCACGGAGGGTGAGCCTCCGGGTCGCAGCGCCCCGCCAATCCACTCCCACGGATCGGCGGGGCGTTTTCCTTTAGATCGGCTCAACCCAATCGCGGATCGCTTGTGTGTCCGTCTTGTCGCCGATCATGAATTGATCCGGCTCCTGGCTCCAATAGGTAGCCGACTTCCCGCCGACCTTGACCTTGCCGAGCGGCGTGAAGCCACGCTCCGACATCAAGCGCTTCCACGCCTGCCCGTAGGGGACCGGGATGCCCTTGTCCTGCATTGCGTCGGCGAGCCTGGCCGAATTGACCAGTTCCCGGCAAAGCTCCGGATCGTCGCTGCCGTCCAGTATCTCGGCCAGGCCCTCTTCCTCTTCGGTTTGGTTGAGATACCGCATCTCGTTGAGGCTGGAGCTTTCGGTTGCGCGGGTGATCGGATCGAACTCTTCGTGAAGCTCGTAGTCCAGGAGCCAGCGGCGCAACACTTCCGGGTGGTCCAAGACTTCGTGCAACTTCACATAGTAGTCCGGATTCGCCGCGTTGAACTTGTCGAGCGCTCGCTTTGTCTGCCAGCGCGAGAACATCGGGAAGTAGCGCGTCGAGTTCTCGTTGACCGGCACGCCGTCTTTGTGGTTCGTCGTCAGGAAGTAGTTGACGGTGTTGATGACCTTGTAGGTGTCCGTCCTCATGCGGCGGATCGAAACCATGTCGTTCGAGATGTAGGGCTTCACCTTGTTGATTACGGCGAAGCGATCCTGCCCGTGCAACCGGACTTCCTCCACCATGAGGAACTGGCAACCCTCCGCCCACGGCGTATATTGCTCGCTGAAGGCGTCCCCGTTGATGACGTTGACGTTCTCGCCGCCGATCACCGCCGCCATCATGCGGCCGAAGAAGCTCTTGCCATCGTTCTCGACACCCTGGACGACCGGAGACCAGTTCACCTTGCCGCCAGTCTGCACGATGTAGGCCAACCAGCTAAGAAGTAACTTCCGGTCGCGATCATTGCGGAATAGGTGCTCCAGGTGGCGTTCCACGCGCTCGCACAGCTTGCGCTGCTTGGCGCTCAACGTCTCCGGGATGTCGTGCGGCACGGTCGCATCGCTGTAGCTATTCACATAGCTTAGCTTGTTGGCGTCGAAGAACTGGTCCTCCCACGGCACATACATCTTGTTCGCGACGGCTGGTATCTGGTAGCGGTGAACGGCGACATGCGAGGCCGAGTGCTCCGGCGTGGACAGGCCCTCCAGGATGTCTTTCTTCGTCAGGAGGAACCGGCCGAACGATAGATCGAACGCCTTGGTGGACAGCACTTGCCTGGTTTTGACGTGATAGAAGGTTTCGTCCTGTTGGATGAAGACCCAATCGCGGAGCCAGGCGGGAGTCGACCGATGCTCCGGATTCTCGAACGCAATGGCGCGACGGATCATCGTCACCGGCATCATCACGTCCGTCGCCTTCTTGATCCGCTCCTTCAGCATCACGACCAGGGACTCTCGGATCATCGGCGAGAAGGCCAGGTGCTTGATCTTGTCCATCACCGACTGGAACTCGCGGTGGTCGCCCGCATTACGGATATCGTCCTTGATCTCATCCAGTTCCTCTCCTGCCAGCCGCTCTTCCTCGGCGACGGCTTGCTTCAGGATGAATCGAGCGGTGATCGGCTCGCGCTTCTTGCCTTCGACATCGAAGGTCGGCCACTTCTCATCCAGCGCGTCCATGTCGTAGTTCGGCGCGGTCGCCGACCACTCATGCCACATCATCAAGCCCTCATCGGAGCCGTCAAACTGGTGGTAGAGCGCCATGCCAACATGGAACCAGGTGTCATAGTCGTCAGCGTTGGGGACGCTGTGGAGCTTCTTCAGCAATTGCTCCGGCGAGAGATCGACCTTCGACTTGTCCGAGATGAAGGGATCGTCGTAGTTGTATTCCTTGCCCCGGCTACGTTGATCGGTTAGCCGCTTGACGGTGCTCTTCTCCTGCCAGCCGCGCTTGCGGGCCTGGCGCTCGAACTCGGCGACGATCTCCAGGGCATCGTCATGTTCGATCACCGGCAGTTCGTCTTGCGCCACGTCGAGCACGGAACGCTTGTCTTTCCAGCGATAGGGCTTGTTCGTGTCAGGGTGGATGTGGAGCGCCACGAATTGCTGGCCGTCGCTCAACACTTCCAGCTTCACCGACCGGCCTTCGTCGTCAATGAAGACCTTCGATTGCGTCTTGGGGAACGGGTCTTCGGAGCGATAGACCAGGAGCGTCTTGGGGGCGAGGCCGACGCGCTGGAGAGTTTCGCCGCACAGTTCCCCCGTGACCCGGATCATGTGATCGACAAGCTCTTCGTCGTAGCAGTCGATATCGACGCCAGGCGTCTCCCGCGTTTTGATCCCTATGCCGAAGTCACCGCGACCGGCCTCTATAGCCGATGCGATCCGCTTGGGGCCGTGCCGCTTGGCCTCCCAATCTTTCCCGAAGGGGCGCTTCTCTCCCGGCCGAATGAAACAGATGTCGTATCCGTTTTCGACTACTCGCAGCGCATATTTTTGTAGATACTTGGTTGGCACCGCGAATCACTCCACCGGAAGGTCAGGCTCCGAGACGAAAAGCTCGCGCGGGAAGTATTCCCGACCGAACAGCTTCTCTATCCGCTTCGCGAGATCGTCGGTGCAACTGCCACGGTGGACGGCAAGATGGACGGTGTTGGGGGTAACGCCGAGCTTGTTGGCCAGGGTGGTGGCCGAAGCGTCATCCATGCAGATGATCGCCAGGCGCAAATGCCAGCGGACAAGCTCTCTCGAATCGGTGGTGCCTACAAGCCTTGGGGGCTTGGGCCAATATGAACTACTAGACATGGTGCCTCGCCTGATACGGTCCCCGGTGGCTATGCCCGAAGACACAGGGTTAACGCAAGATATATTTCCGGTTGACAGAGGCTTTTCCCCCGTTTAGACCGTCAGCCGTCTTCGGATCAAACCGGGGCAACCTACCAATTGGAGGCAATCAGCATGTTGGAAGAAAAAATCGAGGCACTGACGAAGGAAGTCGTTGCCCTTCGCCAGGCCATCGAGAAGAACGGCACAGCGGCCGGGACCAAGGCCGCCGAGAAGGCGGCTCCCGCCAAGAAGGCATCGGCCAAGGCCGCTGCCGCCGACGACGACGATGACGACGACGATGATGCGGACGAAGCGCCCGCGAAGAAGGCTCCGGCCAAGAAGGCTCCGGCCAAGAAGAAGGCCGCCGAGCCGGAGCACGACGAAGATGAAGTCGGCTCCATCTTCCGCAAGGCGGCGAAGATCGACAAGCCGAAGTGCAAGAAGTATCTCGCCAAGGTCGAATGTGAAGACCTGGCGGAACTTCTCACCAAGCCGGAACTCTACGACGCCGCGTTCGACTTCGCCGAAGCCATCATCGAAGCCGATGATGACGACGATGACGACGACGTTTAATCGTCGGTAACGGATCACAGGGCCTCGCTCGCCAGTCGGGCGGGGCCTTGTCTCCCCGGTCAGCGGGGCCTTAGCGAAAATCGCAGATCGGAAGTTACTTCGTGGAACGGGAAAGTCGCATGTCGCTCGGCTACATCAAGGGCAAGTTCTGGCATCCGGACGAACGCTATGCGCGTTACTCCAGCCGGGACAGCTACAGCGCGTTGTTGCGCGCTCTCCGCCAAGCGGGCTTCACCTTCAATTGCCACTACAGCTACACCGGCCGCCTCTACACGGCCGAGATCGAGACCGTCGAGCAATTCGCCTCCGGTCAATACTACATCGTCAAGCATTGCAACGCCTACGATCCCAACCCTATGGCGGCCGTGGTCAAGGCGGTCCAGAAGTTTGAGCGGTCATCTCCGTTCATCGCGGCGTGCTGCTTGGAGATTGAGTGCGAATTGCTCGCCGAAGCTCTCGCCTCCGCCCGCGTTCGGGAAGATCGGCTGGAGCGGGTCTTGGATTCTCTCGCCGATGTGCTACGGCGCTACAAGATCGTGGAGCCGCTTTCCGCCGAGCCGTCCGATGTCGCCGCCGCGCATTGGGAAAACATCCAGAGCGGCGCAATCGACTATCCGCAACCGATCCCGGCCGCGCCGGATGAGGACGACGACTTGTGAGCGAGCATAAGCTACCAGCCATCCGTGGCCCCCTGACGGCCGCTCAAATCGCCAAGAAGATGGCAGGCGGGCACAGCGTATTCTCACCTTCCGGCGCGGAGATGACAACGACCTGTCCGGAGAGCCTGGTTATCAACGCCCTGGCTGAAGACGATACCAACATTGATTCGGCAACCGGCACGGTCGCGCATTGGCTCGCGGAGCGCTGGTTGAAGACCGGCCGCCGACCGGATCGCTGGATCGGCCGCACGCGCACCGTTAAAGACTTCACCATCGACATTGACGAAGAGATGATGGAGTTCGTCGGGGACTTCGTGCGCCGCTGCCAGGCGCTCGCGGCGATCTCCGAAGAGAGCTTCACCGAACGGCATGTGGACATCTCCGACCTGACGCCGATTCCCGACCAGGGCGGCACGCTCGACTTCGGCGGCATGGGGCCAGGCTGGATCAAGATCGTGGACCTGAAGTATGGCAAGGAGCCGGTCCTGGCCTTCGATCCGGTCACAGAGACGATTAACAAGCAACTCGGCATCTACGCTTGGGGCGTCTTCCTGGAGTTCGATTGGCTCTACAACTTCCAGGAGATTACCCTTTGCATTAGCCAGCCGCGCCTGACGCACGGCTACAGCGAAGTGACGATCTCGCGCCAAGAGCTTATCGAGTTCGCCGATATGATCCGCTCGAAGTGGGCATACACATGGGCCAACCCGAAGGGCCGCGTGCCGTCGATCAAGGGTTGCCGATGGTGCGCGATCCGTGCCAAGTGCCCCGCCCTGTATCTGTTCATGGCGGAAGAGACCGCCGACGCTGGCTTTCGCAACCACGATGACGACGAAGACGTGATCGAAGGCGAGTGGGAGGAAGTTATTTCCGAAGAGCGGATGCAAGGAGCTAACGCGGTCATCCTGGATGAGTTCGCGCCGTCGCCCTTCCCCGATCTCCCGAAGCCAGCCGAACTCAACACCAAGGCGATGGAGAAGTTACTTCGCTACCGCAAGTTGATGGAGAACTTCTTCAACGCGATCCAGGCGGAGCTACTTGATCGGGCGATCTCCGACGAAGAAGAGCTTACCTGGTGGAAACTGGTTATGGGCCGCACGCTCCGCAAATGGGTTGACGATGAAGACTTCATCGTTGAGACCCTGGAGGAAGCGGGACTTAAACGGCGGTATATGTTCAAAACCGTCATGCTATCTCCGGCCGAGATGGAGCGTATGCTTCACACAAAGCTGAAGATGAAACTTGTGGATGCCAAGAAGCTCTTGGCCGAAGCAGGACTGGCCGTGCAACCGCCCGGTCAGAAGACCCTGGCGCAAAAGTCCGACCGTAGGAAGGCTTTGCCGAAGGATACCGATGTGTTCCGGAATCATGACGATCTGGACACCGAATAACGAGAGAAAGGTAAATACGATGGCACGCGAAGTCGTGAAAAAGGTGACGGTGAAGGGTCCGAAGGGGCAGAAGGGTTTTGCGATCCTCTACGCTGACGGCACTATCTTCATCGAATGGGTGCGGTTCTCCTATCCGCATCTCGACAAGCCCTGGAAGAAGAAGGGCGACGAAGGCAAAGCCAAGTTCTCCATCGTGTCGCTGCTCGGCAAGAAGACGCACGCGGCGGCAATCGAACTGGTCCAAGAGCGGATTGACGAACTCCTGAAGGAGAACAAGATCAAGAAGCTGAAGTCGGATCGCATCTTCATGCGGGACGGCGACGATTCGGACCAGGACGAATACGAAGGCTTCATGACGGTCAATGCACGGGAAGAGCGGCGGCCTCCGCTGCGCGACCGGCGCAACGAAGTCGTGGACCCGGAAGACGCTGGCGATGTGTTCCGTCCCGGATTTTGGGGTGCCGTGCTCATCCGTCCGTGGTTCATGAACAACGATTGGGGCAAGCGTGTCAACGCGGGCCTGTCGTCTGTCCAGTTCCTCATGAAGGACGAAGAGTTCGGCGAAGGCCGCCTGTCGGATGATGACCTGGACGACACCTTCCGGTCCTATGACGACGACGATGACGACGATGGCTCCTACGATGACGACGACGATGATGACCGTCCCGCCAAGAAGTCGAAGTCGAAGCGCTCGCGCGACGACGACGATGACGATGACGATGACGATGATCGTCCCGCGCGGAAGTCGAAGACCAAGCCGAAGTCGAAGAAGCGGTCGAATGACTACGATGACGATGACGAAGACGACGACATCTAATTCGTAACAGGAGGGGGTGGCGTTCCGCGACGGCGATAGCAGTATTATAGGCTCCAGTCGGCCGGTGACGTTCACCCTCTCCACTTTCTTCGGAAGTAACTTCCAGTGGCACTTAGACGCGGACAACTCGAAGAACGGTTCGGACGTTGGGATATCCCTGACGACGAAGTGGTCCCGCGCGCCCTATCAATCGACTTTGAAACCTATTGCGACATCGACCTTCGCAAGTTCGGACTCGATCTATATTCTAGCCATCCGTCATGCGAAGTGCTCATGTGCGCTTGGCGCTTGGACGATGGCCCCGTTCGCCATTGGGACGCCACCAATGAGCCGATGCCGAAGAAGCTCCGGCAAGCCCTGGACGATGACAACACCCTGATATGGGCGTTCAACGCGCAATTCGAGCGCGTCATCATGAACCGCGTGCTCAACATCCATCCGCGCATGGAGCGGTGGCGCTGCACGATGGTCCTGGCATACATGCACAGCTTTACCGGCGATCTCGGCATGATCGCGCGGCAGATGGGAATCGAGCAAGATAAGATCAAGCTCGACACAGGCAAGCGGCTCATGAAGCTGTTCTCCATGCCGCAACGGGTGACGGCGAACCAGCCGCACCGACGCTTCACGGCCGAGACGCACCCGGTCGAATGGCGCATGTTCATCGAATACAACATCCGAGACGTGGAAGCCGAGTGCGAGATCAAGCGTCTTCTCGACAAGCCGAAGTATCCGATCCCGGCGCGCGAGTGGGAGTTCTACGCGCTCGACCAGATAATCAACGACCGGGGCTTGCCTATTGACCGCATCTTCGCGGAAAACGCCCTGGCCATGGCCAATCTCCGCAAGGACGAACTCCTGGAGCGGATGCGGCAGAAGACCGGCCTGGCTAATCCCGGATCGCCCGCACAGCTATTGCCGTGGCTCCAGGCACGCGGCTATCCGTTCAACGATCTCCAGAAGGATTCGGTCAAGAAGGTGCTGACCGCCTGGAAGGGAATCCAGACTGGCGAGTTGAAGAAGGAGAAGGACGAACTCTATCCGGACACGCTGACGAAGCGCGCCGTCGCGGTGCTGAAGCTCCGGCAGCAACAGGCGCGCACCAGCACCAGCAAATACCAGGCGCTCCTTACAGCTATGGGGACGGACGGCCGGATGCGCTACGTCTTCCAGTTCTGTGGTGCCAGCCGCACCGGCCGCTTCGCCGGTCGCCGGTTTCAGCCGCAAAACCTGACGATGATGCGAGACATCGAGTCGGAAAAGATACTCGAACAGATGACGGACGTGATCCGTCAGAACGACTACGAGTCGTTGCAGATTTATCGCAAGGAACCGCTCGACGCCCTGGCCGGTTTGGTGCGATCTTCCGTGCGAGCGCCGAAGAACAAGAAGCTGGTAGTGTGCGACCTGTCCTCCATCGAATCGGTGGTGATCGGATGGGTTGCCCGCTGCGAACGATTGCTCAACGTCTTCCGCGAGGGCAAGGACGCCTACAAGGATTTCGCGACCGAACTCTACAAGGTGCTCTACGAAGAAGTCACCAAGCAGATGCGGAAGATGGCGAAGCCCGCCACGCTCGGCGCGGGCTACCGCTTGGGCGGCGGCGACATCAAGGACGGCAAGAAGACCGGCCTGTGGGGCTACGCCGAGAACATGGGCGTCGAGATGAGCCGCAAGGAGGCGCACAAAAACGTGGCGACCTTCCGGCGCGTCTATAAGGAAATCCCGCAATGCTGGTATGACCTGGAAGACGCGATCAAGAGCGTCATCAAGCGGGGAGGCACCCGCCGCGTCGGCCCGGTTCGCTTCTACATGGCGAAGCCCTACCTGGTGTGCGAACTTCCTTCCGGCCGGTGCATCTTCTACAAGAATCCTCGCATCCGTCGCGAGAAGATGGAGGGGATCGACAAGGAGACCGGCGAGCGATACGTCTATTGGAAAGACAGCATCTCCTACATGGGGAAGCAACAGAACGGCTCGAAGTGGCTCCGGATCAACAGCCACGGCGGCAAGTTCATCGAAAACATCGTCCAGGCGATTGCGCGCGACGTGCTCCGCGAAGGGATGCTCGCGCTCCACAAGGCGGGCTTTTACTTGATCGGCCACGTCCACGACGAAGCGATCTCGGAGGAAGCCGTCAACGACAACGAACATACTCATGAGAACATGCGGGTGGAGATGATCCGCAAGAAGAAGTGGATGCGGAAAGGCGGCGTCGATATGCCGCTCAACGCCGCTGGCATGACAACCAAGATATACCGGAAGGACTGACGATGAGACTTTACTTCGACGCCGACTCTGAATCCCTGTTTTGGGATGAGTTCTGTTCGGACCCTTTCGCTTCCGATGTGACCGATGAACCGCGCTTCCGCCAGGCGGCGCGGGACCAGGGCTTGAAGGAGCCGGAAGTTATTTCCGACATCATCGAAGCGATCCCGCACACCGCAAAGGGGCAGAGCATCGCCGACGCGATCATCACGTCCTACAAGAAGTGGGAGCGCAAGCCAGCCGATCTATATCCGACGCCCGTGGACGGCACCGAAAGCCTCATCCCCGCGCTGAAGGCGATGAAGCGTCCGGACGGCTCGCCGATCAAGCGGATATGGGAACCGGCGTGCGGCGATGGTCGCCTCGCTCGCGTGCTCGAATGGCACGGCTTTGAAGTGATCGCCACCGATCTCCGCGAGTATCCTGGCTACGGCTATGGCGGCCTGGACTTTCTCGCAGAGCACCCGAAGGCGAAGTGGGGATGGGAGATCGGCGACATCGACGCCATCGTGACCAACCCGCCCTTCAGCCTGGCCGAAGAGTTCATCCGGCGCTCGCTTCTGTTCACGCCGAACGTCGCCATGCTTCTGAAGCAAACCTACTGGAACGTGGGCGGCCGAAGCGCGGGACTGTGGCTGGATCACATGCCCGACCTGGAGTTGAAGCTGACGTGGCGGCTCGCCTTCCTGGCGAAGGAACGCGGGAACAGTCCGCTCATGGATTGCATGTGGAACATCTGGTCAGGTGAGAACGCCGCGCTGCCGATAGCCGAGCGGATGTGCGTGGCGGAGCCTTTGATCCGCCGCAAGTATCCCGGCTACGGCGGAACGGGCCTGAAGCCCGCGATGCAAGTGCTCGAAGGCGAACTGGACGAACTGGCAAAGGCGATGGCGGCATGGGACGGCGGCAACCTGAAGGCGCGATAAAGGATGAGTGCCGGGACGACCACGCGCGCCCGAACGATCTCATCTTCTGGCAAGTCGAAGGCAAGTCGATCAACGGCTTCCCCGACACGTTCGCCGAGAAGGTGAGCGGCGGTGCCATCCATATCGAGTTCAAGGTTCCAGGACGCAAGCCGAGCGCACAACAGTTCCTCCGGATATGGGAGATGCGGAACGCGGGTGTCGAAGCATGGTGGACCGATAGCGTGGCCGGATATCGGAAGTTAGTTCGACTCGATCCTGGCGGTTACAAAGTCGTCTATCCGGAGTTCGCCGCCCGCGTGATCCGAAAGAAGTATGGGGCCGATGCTTGCTAGAGATATAGCAGAACAGCGGTTTGATCTCGCTTCCTGGTTCCAGGAGACCTACGGAAAGGTGATCCGTGGGCGTGATGACTTGCACCCCTACCAGCGGTCTTGCGTCAAGCACCTGAAGAAGAATCCCTACTCCGCGCTGTTCATCGACGTGGGCCTGGGAAAGTCGGTGATCGCGCTCACCCTCCTGTCCGATCTCTTGAACGATGGATGGCGCGGCAAGGCCCTGGTGATCGCCCCTCTCCGCGTGGCCCGTTCAACCTGGCCGGAAGAGATCAAGGAATGGAAGCAAGCGGCCGGGATCGAATACACATTGATCCGCGCTGAAGATTCCGACGACGATATCAAGGCGATCTACAAGGAGCACTATGATCGCTTCTACGCGGCCGAACGCCGTGTCGGCGAGACGCCCCGCGTTGCCGCCAGGAACGCCGCCAGGAAGGCGTCCCCCTATCGCCAGGCCGCCAAGGAGGCGAAGCGCCAACGGCTCGCCCTGGAGGACACAGAGCTTCACATCATCAATGTCGAACAACTGGTTTGGCTGGTGGAGTATTGGGAGAAGCGCGGTCAAATAACCGGCGAGACCTGGCCCTACGATGTGTGCTTCCTGGACGAAAGCTCGAAGTTCAAAGACCCGTCAACGGCCCGGTGGAAAGCGCTCAACAAGGCGCGCGGCCGGATGAAGCGGATGCACCAGTTGACGGCCTCTCCCGCGAGCGAGAGCTATGAGGGGCTGTTCGCACAGTTGTTCCTCCTGGATCGCGGCAAGCGTCTCGGCAATTCGATGCGAAGCTACCACATGAAGTATTTCAAGGAGCTTCCGAATCGGAAGTGGCATCTTCGCCGGGGCAATGACAAGCGGATCGGCACGAAGATCGCGGACATCTGCAAGGTGGTGAAGCTGGCGGATGTGCGCGACTATGTGAAGGTCGAAGATTGGGTGCCGATCAAGCGCCGCGTGGTCTTGCCGACCGATATCCAGGAGCGTTACCGCGACTTCGAGCGCAACTTCATCCTGGAGCTTGATGACGACATCATCGAAGCGATGAGCGCCGGGGCGCTGTTCAACAAGTTGCTCCAGCTATCGGCCGGTGCCGTCTATGACGCCGAGAAGCAAGTCGTCGCCGTGCATGACGAGAAGATCGAAGACCTGAAACAGTTGGTGGACGAACTCGACGGCGAACCGCTCATGGTGACATACTGGTTCCAGTCCACCCTGGCGCGGCTGAAGAAGGCTTTCCCGGATGCGGTGGTCATGGACCGCGAGGCAAAGTGCAAGGACGCCTGGAACGCCGGGAAGATCAAGATGCTCCTGGTTCACCCGGCGAGCGCCGGTCACGGTCTCAACCTTCAGAAGGGTCCAGGCCACGACATCGCGATCTTCGATCCGTTCTACAGCCGGGAGCTTTACGAGCAAGTCATCGGACGCCTGGCCAGGCAAGGACAGCGGAAGTTAGTTCGCGTTTGGCAGTTGACTTGCGTTGATACCTACGACGAACTGGTTTATGAGTGCTTGGAAGACAAGCACAAAGGCCAAGAGCGACTCTTCAAGTTTATCCGTGCAGCGAGGGCACGGTTCGCGAACGACAACGAACGGAGGACCACCCGTGTCAAAGCAGCATAAGCTGGACCATTTCACGCAAGTCCAGATTCAGTCTATGGGGCTGAAGATCGGCCAGTGCTACCAGCCGCAACATCTCTTCATCCCGAACGGCCGCAGGCTGACCCGCGTGGCCGAGCCTGCCGATCCGTGGATGGTGACGCTCAACCGGATGGATCGCGTCCCATGGGCTGACGGCGGCACCGTCGCCACCGCTGTCGGCGCGACGTTCGAGGACGCGGTTGACGCTGCGATGCCGCGCGGCTTGAAGGCGTCCATGCTCCGCGCCGAGCGTGCCATCGACCGATTGGTGGAGACGTTGCGTGCCGGTTAAACTTGACCCTGATATCCAGGCCCACCTGGAATCGTTGAACCTGACGCTATGGGAAGCCAAGCATCCGAAGGTGGTGTCGGGCGTCAGCGAGAAGACGGGCAAGCTCATCCACCGCGAGAACAAGGAGCGGGTCAACGTGGCACTTCAAGGCCCCGGCCTGGAGCACGACTGTCTTGGCTTCGGATCGACGCTCCAGGCGGCCGTGGACGACGCTCTGGCGTCTCCGGCGCTCATCGGGCGGGTGCCAGGGCTGAAAGGCGCTATGATGCGCCTGGAGCGCGCTGCGAGCGATCTACGGTATGGCTTGGCGGCCGAACGGTTCAAGGTCGATCCACCAGGGGAGCTTGACGATGACATCCCCTTCTGACGCCTGGATCGGATGCTCGCTCGACGCGGGCAAGGGCAAGACCTTTGTGCAGCTTGTCGGCCCCGGCGCGCTGTTCGAGAGGAAAGTCCTCGCATCGGCCTTCGGGGACGATCACGATGACGCCCTAGCTACCGCCATGAAACGGGCGGGAGTCGACTCCGTTCGCGGCCGTGCGTCCTTGGCTTCCGATCTCCGGACCAGCGGCCCGGTCCAATTGGCTTTCGACCTAGACCCGGCCGCTCTTCGGGAACGCCCTGCCGGTTTGCTAGGAGCCTGCCGACAACTGGAGATCGCCGTGGACGGCTTGACGGAGACGATCCGTGCTCACTGAAGGGATGGAAGCATTGTCGGCCGAGATCGGGGGCCTGATAGAGACCATGGGCGGAGTCCAGCCGTCCCCGGCCGTGGATCGCCTGGAAAAGGAGATCGCCTTCCTGGTATGGCGATTGAAGATGCGGCGCATGTCGAGTATGGAGAGTGCGATCTACTATAACGGCCTGGCGCGGCGGTATTGGATATCGGGTGAGCGGCCGGTCTATAGCCTGCACACCCGGATCGAAGATTTGATAGAGGAACTGAAGCTGTGGTGAAGCGGATATCGGATGTTACTTCCGAATTACTTGCGACTGGCGAGGCTACGATGAGCCAGATCGCACAGTTATTTGAGACGGACGCCAAGACACTTCCGCAAAGGATGAAGGGCATCATCCCGTGCGGCAAGCGGAACGGCTACAAGGTCTATAAAATCCGGGAGGCCGCGTCCCGCCTGGTCAAGCCAGGCTATGAGATCGAAGAGTATATCCGGCAGATGTCGCCACAGGAGCTTCCACCCCTTCTCAACAAGGAGTTCTGGAACGGCCAGCGTGCCCGTGCCGCCTTCGAGAAGGAGATGGGGAACCTGTGGCCGACCGAAGATGTTGTGGCCCTATTCGCGGTGCTGGAGAACGGCATCCGCCAAACCATGTTGCTGGTGGTCGATGACATCGAACGCGAAGAGGGGCTGACGGATGGACAACGGCGGGCCTTTCGGCGTATAACCGACGCTTCGATCACACAGTTCAAAGAAAAGCTAACCGAGGGCTTCCAGGAATACTATGCTAACCGAGAACATCATACAGGATCGGCTGTTGAACGCCTGGTCGATTCCCGTGGTGACGCCGGAACAATTCCTGAAACCCCGGAAGACGAAGAAGTCGATATCTAAATACTCCGATCTCTGCGAACTCGCGGTCGCGGTCACAGAGAAGGTCTTCGTCCCGCCGCGCCGAATGACGGTCAGCGAGTGGGCAGAAGAATATCGCGAAGTCAACCAGCCTGGCGCGTATATTGGTCCCTACCGGAACGAGACCACGCCCTACATGGAGGAACCGGCCGACGAACTGACCAATCCCGATCTCCGGGGCGAAGTCTTCGTGGGATCGGCACAGACCGGCAAGACTGACGGCCTCATCGTGAACTGGACCGGCTACGGCGCGCACCTAGACGGCCAGGACATGATGATTGTGTGCCAGTCGTTCACGGCGGCTCGCGACTTTTCCATGCGGCGTATCGACCGCCTCATCCGCTACACGCCGGAAGTCAAGGACGCCCTGGCCAAGGGTAGCCAGTCGGACAACAAGTTCGACAAGACCTTCGATAACGGGATGCTCTTGACGATCTCCCATCCGTCGAAGAACGAATTGTCAGGCAAGCCTATCGGCCGCGTCGGGATCACCGACTACGACCGAATCGAGGATGATATCGACGGCGAGGGTAACGCCTTCGACCTGGCATCAAAGCGCACCACGACCTACGGCTCGAACGCCATGACGCTGGCGGAGAGTAGCCCGTCGCGCGAGATCATCGACTACAAGAAAGTCGTCACCGGCCACATGGCTCCGCCGACGACCGGCATCCTCTCGCTCTACAATCGCGGCGACCGCCGACGCTGGCACTGGCCTTGCCCTGAATGTGGAAGTTACTTCGAGGGCCGTTGGGATCATATCAAGTGGGATAACGATCTCCAGTCGAACACCGACAAGTCCGCGAGTGCCTACATGGAGTGCCCGCATTGCTCCTACCGCATCCAGCAAGTCCAGCGGAAGAAGATGAACCTGTGGGGGCAATGGGTAAAGGAAGGCCAGTGGATAGACGAAGAAGGCTATGTGCGCGGGAAGGGCAACGGCTCGAACATCGCGTCCTTCTGGCTCATGGGAGTGGCCGCCGCGTTCGTGACCTGGCCGCAACTGGTCAAGAGCTACCTGGACGCTGAAGACGACTATCTGGCGACCGGCGATGAGACGGCGCTGACGAAGTTCTACAATACCGATCTCGGCTTGCCCTATGTGCCGAAGCACATTGTCGACTCCGAGAACCGCACTCCGGAATCTATCCAAGGCCGATGCGAGGCGTGGAGCTACAAGAAGGTGCCGCCCCGCGTTCGCTTCCTCCTTGGCCTGGTGGACGTGCAGAAGAACGCCTTCGTGGTGCAGATTATCGGCGTAGCTCCTGGAGAGCCGTTCGACTTGTATCTGGTGGACCGCTTCACGATCCAGTATTCCGACCGCATGGACCCGTCCGCTCCGGAGGGCAAGGAGAGCTATCTTTGGGTTAAGCCCGCATCCTACCTGGACGATTGGGATAAGATCAAAGAGCAAGTGATCGACGCGAGCTATGAGCTTGACGATGACAGCGGCCGTAAGATGACGGTGAAGCTGACGCTGTGCGACTCCGGTGGTGCGGCGGGCAAGGAGGGCAGCGACGGCAAGAAGGTCGGCGTGACGACCAACGCCTACAACTTCTATCGCAAGATGCGAGACGAAGGGTTGTCCTCGCGGTTCCATCTCCTGAAGGGTGACTCCACGCCAGGGGCACCGCGCGCCCGCATCACCTATCCGGACAGTGAGATCGCCAAGGATAAGTCGCGCCGTCGCGGGGAAATCCCTGTGCTCCAGCTTAACCCGACAATCAACAAGGACAACCTGGACGCGCGCCTTGACGTATTGGAGACCGGGAAGGGCATGATCCACCTTCCCGATTGGCTGATAACGGAAAGCATGTCTTGGTTTTTCGCGGAACTAACTTCCGAGATGCGAGTCCCCGGCGAGGGATGGAAGAAGATCGCCAAGCGCAACGAAGCCTGGGATTTGTTCTACTATGCCATCGGGGCTTGCGTTTCGTCCCTTATTGGGATAGATCGGCTCAATTGGGACCGCCCGCCTCCGTTTGCCGCCGATTGGGACGACAACCCCCTGGTCATAGCAGCGGACGCCGAAGTCGCCTTTGAACGTCGCGAGACAAAGCAGTTTAACTTTGCCGAGTTCGGCCGCAAGATGGGGTAAAGGGATGTCGCTGCCGTTGACGCCAACCGAGATCGCGGTCATCAAGGCTCGGATCGTCAAGCTCGAAGCGGCTTATGACGACATCCTCTCCGGCAAGGCGATCAAGCGTTTCGTTGACCAGAACGGTGAGCAAGTGGAATACACGACCGCTAACGCGGCCAAGCTCCTTGCTTTCATCAACGAACTCAAAGCCATGATCGACTGTCGGTTCGCGCGGCGCTACAAGGCCCGCCCTGTCGGTTTTGTCTTTCCGAGGATGTGATGAAGAAAGCTCCAGCAACAGTTAAGTCCACAGCGGTCATCCTTCATCCCGGCGAGAGCCGGGAAATGTCGTTTGGCGGCGGACTGGAGGGTGCCGAGCGCACCAAGCGGGAAACCGCGTTGTGGTCCCCGCCGATGGTCAGCCCTGACCGGGCGATCAATCCAGGCAAGAAGCTCGCCGACGCACGCGGCAAGGACATGGTGCTGAATGACGGCTACACGCAAGGGGCCGTCCGAATCCAGAAGGACAGCATCGTTGGGGCGAGCTACCGCCTCAACGCCAAGCCCGACTATCGGGTCATCTGTGGCACCGATGCCGCATGGGCGCAGGAATGGGCCGAAGAGTTCGCGGCCGTGGCCGAGAGCCGCTTCAACCTGGCCGCCGAGAGCGAAGACGGATGGTTTGACGCCAGTGGCCAGTTGACCTTTACCGGGATGCTCCGCCTATGGGTTGGGGCGTTCTGCTATACGGGCGAGATCATCGGCACGTCCGAATGGGAAGACAGCGATCCGTCGCGGCCGTTCAAGACCTGTATCCAGATGATCTCCCCGGATCGGCTCTGCAACCGCGACGGCCTGCCGGATGGATACGATCCGCGAACCGGGGCCAAGCTCTCGCGCGGCGTCGAGATGGACCGGAAGAACCGGCCGATCCGCTTCCACTTCCGGCGCGGCTACGAGACCGATTGGGACAACCGGGAGTTCGACACCTGGGATATTATCGAAGCGCGCAAGCCGTGGGGCCGCCGCCAGGTGGTGTTCGTCCGCGATCCCAACATGATCGACCAGACCCGTGGCATCTCCGAGATGGTCGCGGCGCTCGGCCACTCGAACATGACGAAGACCTATTCGGAACTGGTGCTCCAGAAGGCCGTGGTCGATGCCAGCTATGCGGCGGCCGTCGAGTCCGAGATGCCGAACGCCGATGTCATCGCTGCCATGGGCGGCGGCGAGCAAGGGATCATGAACGCGGTCGGCCAGTATATGTCGATGCTCCAGGACTTCCTGGGAGCCAGCGAGAACATTGCAATCGACGGCGTGAAGATGCCGCATCTGTTCCCCGGCACCAAGCTCAACATCCTGCCGATGGGCACACCGGGCGGAATCGGAAGTGACTTCGAGGACTCTTTGATCCGCAAGCTCGCGGCGACCTTCGGTGTCGGATTCTCCGAGATGAGCCGGAACTTCGCAAAGTTCAACTATTCCGGGATCAAGGCCGAGATGGCATTGATCGAACGGACGATGAACTCGAAGAAGAAGTTCGGCGCTGACCGGGCGGCCACGCAAGTCTATCAGCTTTGGGTTGAAGAAGAGATCGCACAGGGCAACTTGCCTCTGCCGCGCGGCCGTAACCGCACCGACTTCTACAAGCCTCTCATGAAGGACGCCTATACGCGGTGCTCCTGGATCGCTTCCGGCCGTGGTCAGGTGGACGAACTGAAGGAGACGCAAGCCGCGATGCTCCGGATCAAGGCGGGTCTCTCGACCTACGAGAAGGAAGCCTCGCGTCTCGGCGAAGACTGGCGCGAACTGGCGGCACAGCGGGCCAAGGAAGAGAAGGTCTTCGTGGCGCTCGACCTTCCGTTCTCGCTCGACGCACAGCGCGCCGGGAACAACGAAGCCCGCAACACCATGCAAGGCGGCAGGGCTGGAGCCGGATCGGCACAGAACCAGGACGACGCTGACGCCGACGAAGATGAGGACACCGACGATGAGTAAGCGGAAGAACAACAGTATCAGCATGGAAGCACTGTCCCGCATCGACTCGCGGGACATGCTGATTCTCCAGGACACGTCGCCGCGCGTGATGGCGGACCTGACCCGGTTCTATGAGATCGACGCATCGACCGAAGGAGCCGCGTTGGAAGTTGCTTCGCGGGAGAGCCTGGAGTCGGCATACGGCTACGGGCCGCAAGACGAAGATGAGCGCAAGCCCTTCGTCTATCAGGACGGCGTGGCCGTGATCCCGATCCACGGAACCTTGCTCAATCGCTTCAACGGATCGTGGGGATTCGTGACCGGCTACCAGTATGTGCGCCGGATGCTCAACCTGGCCCTGGATGACGATGATGTCGAATTGATCGTCTTCGACGTGGACAGCCCTGGCGGCGAGGCGGCCGGGTGCTTCGAGCTTGCCCGCGAGATCATGGCTAGCCGCCGCGTGAAGCCGAGCCTGGCCATGGTCGACTCGCTGGCCGCCTCCGGAGGCATCGCGCTCGGCGTGGCCCCCACGGCGATCTACGCTATCCCTTCGGCCCGAATCGGGTCCATCGGTGTCTATCGGATGCACGTCAGCTACGAAGGCGCACTGAAGGACGCCGGGATCAAGGTGACGTTCGCGACGGCCGGTGAGAACAAAGTTGACGGCAATCCGTATCAGGACTTGCCGCAAGCCGTTCTGGATGAGTGGCGTGAAAGCGCCGGAAAGACCTGGGATGACTTCATATCCCTGGTGGCGGAAGCGCGCGACATCTCCGAAGATGAAGTGCGTGCAACGCAAGCCCGTGTATATCGCGCGGACGAAGCCCTTGCCAAAGGGTTAATCAATGCGGTAAAGACGCCCACTGAAGCCGTCGCGGCGTTCCTTGCCGAGTTGGCCGACGATGACCCTTCCACTGAAGACGAAGAGGAACTTACAATGGCAGACCCGAAGGCGAAGGAAGTTACTTCCGCTCTCACCGAAGCCGATCTCCAGCGGATCGGAACCATCGCGGCCGAAGCCGGTGCAAAGGCGGCAGCGGCCGTCGCCACCAGCATCGAACGCAAGCAGGCGATCCGCGATCACGCCTCGAATATCGGCCCACAGGCCGGTGCCCTGGCGAAAACGCTCATCGACAACGAGAACCTGTCGGCGGACGACGCCATCGGTATGCTCGACGCCGCGTTCGGCACCCCCAAGGGCAAGAAGGCCAAGGCCGCTGCCCCGAAGGGTAAGCAGAAGGTCGCCGGTCCCGATGACGATGACGATGACGACCTGGAAGACGCCGAAGACGACATCGACGCCGACGACGAAGCCGACGAAGATGAAGACGAAGGCGAAGAAGCCGCTCGCTCGGCCCGCAAGGGCGGCCGGGATCGCGTCAACCACTTCGACCGCGCCATGGGCAAGTCGAAGCACCCCAACGCTGGCGGCGGCAAGGTGAAGGGCGACGACGAAGGTGCCGGTGGTCGCCCGAAGGTCAATCCGCTCCTGGCGGATCACGCCAAGGTCACGGGTGCCAAGTGGTCCGGTGACGCCCTGAAGTCGCAGCATTGATCGGCAACGGTCAGTTTTAACAACCCTTCAACGGGCAAGTGCCCACAAGGAGAATGAACATGGATGGACTGGCTGGTGGCCTCAATCTCGAAGGCACCTTCACCCCGATCCAGCTTTGGGCTGGTGAGCCGAACGGGCAGACCACGCAGGGCACTTGCGCCGAAGGCCACGTCTTCGGCCAGAAGAACGCGCGTGGCGAGACCTACAAGTTCCCGGTGGTCGCCCTGGTCGGCGGTCTCCTGGTTCCCTGGAATCCTCTCGCCGACTCGGACAATCCGAACGCCTACGCTTCGGCCACGATCACCTTCTCGACGGCGGTTCCGACTGCCGGTGAAACGGTGACGATCAACGGCGAAGTCATCACGTTCCGCGCGGCGGCCGATGTCGATGACGAATGGGAAGTCGCCATCGGCGCTACCCTGACCGACACGGCCACCAACCTGAAGAACTTCATCAACGCGCACCGCATGGACTTCAACGTCGAAAGCGGTAACGGCGTGATCGCAACGTCCAGTGCGGGCGTCGTGACGGTGAAGTCGGCGGGCACGGCAGGCAACGCTGTCACCCTGGCGGAAGCCGGGGCGAACATCGCGGTCTCCGGGGCGAACCTGTCGGGCGGCACGGACAGCGATGCGGAAGTCGGTGGCGCTCGCGTCCCCTACGGCATCCTGCCCCACGCGCTCGACACTACGGACGCCGTGGGCGGCTATGACGGCCCGGTGGATACGCCGGTCTTCATCTCCGGCCACCCCAACTTCGACGCGCTCGATCTCCCGGAAGGCACCACCTACCTGGAAGTCAAGGCCGCCTTCGCGGGCACCATGATTAACGTCCAGAAGCTCTACTAAGAGCGCCGCCTGGCCAATCGAAAGAAAGGAATAGTTCAATGGCTTTTGATCTCTACGGCACGGCGGAGATGCTGGATGTCCTTCGGGTCACTCCGGTCGAATCCGCCTACTGGCTGGATGGCTGGTTCACCAGCGCCCGTCAGTTCGACACGGCCGAGATCATGTTCGACAAGCTGAAGACGACGCGCAAGCTCGCGCCGTTCGTCAGCCCTGTCGTCCAGGGTCGCGTTATGCGGTCGCGTGGTTTCGAGACCTTCAGCTTTGCTCCGGCCTATGTGAAGCCGAAGCATATTGTCGATCCCAACCGGCAGTTCACCCGCCGCGCGGGTGAGATTCCGGGTCTCGGCTCCAGTTCGCCCGGTGCGCGCTGGAACGCGGCGATCTCGGAGAACCTGGCCGAAGAGCGCGAAAGCATCCAGCGTCGGGAAAACTGGATGGCCGCCATGGCGATCATCCACGGTCGCGTGACGATCACGGGCGAGGACTATCCGACGCAAGTGGTGGACTTCCGCCGCAACGCCGGTCTCACCCGCATCCTGACCGGCACCGCCCGGTGGGGCGAATCGGCGGCGGCTCCGCTGACCGATGTGGCGGAACTCCGCACCCTGTCGTTCCAGGAGAGCGGTGCCCCCATCACTCGCCTGACGATGGGCCTGGGAGCCTTCGATCTCTTCTACGAAGACGAGAAGGTCCAGTCGCTCCTGAAGGGCCAGGAGATCGGCAACGTGGCGCGCACCAGCGACTCCACGCTGTCGGCTCTCGGCTCGCCGGGTCAGCCCTTCGAGTTCCGTGGCATCCTCCAGGGTGCCAACGGGCAGGGCCGCCTGGAAATCTACACCTACAACGAGCAATACGAAGACGAGAACGATGTCACACAGTCGATCATGGGCACCTATTCGGTGGTCGGCACTGGCAACAATCTCCGTGGCGTTCGCTGCTATGGTGCGATCCGCGACAAGCGCGCGGGTCTCCAGGCTCTTCCGCTGTTCCCGAAGATGTGGGACCAGGAAGACCCGTCGCTGACCTACACCATGACGCAAAGCGCCCCGCTCATGGTCCCCACCAACATCGACAATTCCTTCCACATCGTCGTCCATGACGGCGAAGCCTGAATGAGCTAGGGCGGCGGTCTTCGGATCGTCGCCCTGCCTTTCCGGAAGTAACTTCCAGGAGATTATGATGACCAAGAGCAAGTCCAGTTTCATGGTGGCGGCCGGTGCGTCGGTGGTGATTGTCCGTGACGGCAAGCGCAAGACCATCTCGGCCGGTTCCGGCACCGACTTCACCGAAGACGAGATCACGTCCATCAACAAGGCGCTTCCCGGTGCGCTCCGCAAGCCGGTGAACGAAAGCGCCGTCCGTGCGGCGGTCGAAGCCGACATCGAAGACGATGACGACGCCGACGCCGAGACGGAAACCAAGGCTCCGGCGAAGAAGGCCGCTGCCAAGAAGACCGCCGCCAAGAAGGCTCCGGCGAAGAAGGCCGCTCCTGCCAAGGAAGAAGCCGACGACGACGATGACGCCGACGCGGACGAAGATGCCGACGCGGACGAAGATGCCGACGAAGACGAGGACATCTAACCGATGGGCCTCTCGGCCATCAAGAGGGAAGCGAGGCTCGCCATCCAAGCAAGGATGGGCGAGCCTTGCACCTATACGGACGGCGGTGATCCCACTGTGCCGACCGCCGAGCACATCGCGGCGGGCCTTGGCCTGACCGCGCGCTTCCACACCAAATCCAAAGTCAACCTTGGCGATAGCGACGGCCTGACCGTCATGGAGCCAATCGAGAAGCTGGTCTTCAACCAGTCGGAGCTTGACGCTCTCGGCCTGGTCCTGGAGAACGGCGCGGAGATTCATTTTCCCGGCTATGAGCTATCGGTGATCCTCGACCAAGAGCTTGATCCCGATGGGCCGGAGAACGTCTATTGGACCGTCACCCGTGTTTGACATCAACATCGCGCAAGTCCTGGACCTGGAGAAGTTCCTTGACGGCGTTCCGGATGTCACCCGGCGCGCGGCGGCCCTGGCCATGAACGATGTTCTCTCCGGCCAAGGTCTCGCCCGCTTCCGCAAGGCGGTGGCGGCTGAAGTGCAGTTCCCGGCCGGTTACGTCGATGACAAGATCAACTTCGCACAGCACGCCACGCCGACTCGGCTGACCGCCTCCGTGGTCGGTCGCCAGCGGCCCACCAGTCTCGCTCGATTCGCTACTAGCGGATCGGTCGGCGGCCGGGGCGGCGTGACTGTCCGTGTCAAAGGCGGCTCCAGCTACATGAAGGACGCCTTCCTGGTGCGCCTTCGCTCCGGCACGGCCCTGGACAACGATAGCTTCAATCTTGGCCTGGCGATCCGCCTGAAGGAGGGCATGACCCTCAACAAGAAGGACACCAGCCGTATGGTCCGCTTGGAGAACAACGTGGTTCTCCTGTATGGTCCGAGCGTGGACCAGATTCTCCGGAATGAAGTCGCCGAAGCCGAGACGCCGGAAGTCGTCGGGGCCATCGCGCAAGAGTTCTTCCGCCAATTCGCGAGGCTCGCATAATGGCCGACTCGAAGCAACTTCGCATCCTGAAGAAGCTCACCACGATCCTGGAAGCAACTTCCGGTTATGAGGGCATCAAGTGCTATCGTGGCCTCCTGGTGGTCTCCGCCAAGGAAGTCCAGGATTGCCTGTCGATCCTAGAAGCGCCGCGCCCTATCGTCGGGCAACCGGCAGGGCACCAGGGCCACAAGCGCCTGGAGACATGGACTTTGCTGGTCCAGGGCTGGCCGAAGGACGACAAGGACAATCCGAGCGATCCCGCCTACGCGATGAAGGCCGCCGTGGAACAGTGGCTCTATCGGATCATCGCGGTTAACGAGCGCGACGGCCTGCCCACGTATCCCGATCTCTGGATGCTCGGCGGAGACATCGCCTCTTTAACTATCGGTCAAGGCGTGGTAAGGCCGCCTTCGGAAGAAGCAGCATCGCGCTTGGCAATGTTCTATCTCCCGTTGATACTGGAGATCACTACCGATATCAGCAACCCCTATGGCAAGTAAGAAGGGAGATTTCAGATGGACGAAATGAACTATGTCGTTGGCCGTGGCCGACTGTTCTTCGGGCAGTTCCGCACCGGCACGCGCACTCCGCGCGGTCAGCTTTACTTCGGGAACACCCCGGCGCTCTCGCTGTCGCAGTCGGAAGACACCCTGGATCACTATTCGAGCGAAGGCGGCGTCCGCGTCAAGGATGCCAGCGTATCGCTCCAGAACGATTCGAGCGGATCGTTCCAGTGCGACAACATCTCCCTTCCGAACCTGGCGCTCTGGTTCCGTGGCTACCAGACCACGAACATCGAAGCGGGCAGCGGCTATGCCACCGGCACCGTGACCTTCTCGACGGCGGTTCCGGACGATGGCGACACCGTGACGATCAACGGCCAGGAGATCACCTTCGTTGACGCCGATCCGAGCGGCATGGAAATCCTCATCGCAGGAACCATCGCGCAACAGGCCACCGCCCTGGCCAACTTCATCAACGATATGTCGGTTGCGCTCGGCGTGACCGCTACCGTCGCGGCGGCTGTCACCACCATCACGGCCGTTGCGCCTGGTGCGGGCGGCAATGCGATCACCCTGGCCAAGGTCGCGGCTACTCCGGCCAACATCACCGTCTCCGGCGCTACGCTGACGGGCGGCACCGACGCGGAAGAAACGCTCACCAACGTCGAGCGTGGCCGGTGGTATCAGCTTGGCGTCGAAACGGCTCTCCCGCAAGGTGTGCGCCGGATCGGCAGCGTGACGATCACGGGTGTCTCGGCTGACAGCTTCACCATCGACGCGGCGGCCGGTCGCATCTTCATCCACGAAGACGCCACCGACATCGTGGACGGCGACGATCTCGAAGTTGCCTATGGCGTCATGGCGGGCGTCGATGACATCGTGGTCGGCCGGTCGGACACCATCGAAGGCGAGATGACCTTCATCGCGAACAACGCGGCCGGTGCCAACGACGATTACTTCTGGCCCTACGTCAAGCTCATGCCCGATGGCGACTTCAGCCTGAAGGGCGATGAGTGGATGACCGTCACCTTCAACTTCGAGATTCTGAAGCGGGACTCGATGGTGGAGCGCCAGTATATCACCCGCCGTCGCGCTTCTTGATCTTCGACGGCCAATCAGGCATAAGCGGGGGCGGCGATCTACGGGTCGCCGCCCTTTTGCTATAGCGAGGATAGTATGACCTGGACCGACTATAAAGTTCCTACGGTGATGATCGACACAGGCGACGGGCAACAGCGCCCGGTTCGCGGCCTGTCGCTGGACGACATGAGCCTGTTGATCGTCAACAATCTCGACACGATGATGGAGATCACCACGCTCTACATCCAGTCGCAGAAGGATGTGCTCGCCGTCACCAACATGACCGACTTGGTGATGGTGGCTGTGCGCTCCTTCCCCGACTTCGTTTCGGAAGTTATTTCCACCGTCACCGACACGCCGGAACTTCGCAATGTGAAGCTCCCGGCCGGTCTTCAAATCAAGATCATTCAGGCAACCCTGAAGCTGACGATTGAGGATGCTGGTGGCCTGGGAAACCTTTCAGCGATACTTCAAGACGCCGTAAGGGCGGCCGTGGCGGGACGGGGCGAAGTGTCGCAAAAATTGCAGGCCATCCTCTCGCCGTCTTCTACTTCGGGTGCCGCGAAGACGCGAACTTCTTGATCGCGCAAGGGCACATCCACGCCGGTCGATATCCACTCGGCAAGCTGTGGTCGGAGAAGGAGATCACCAAGCGGAGGGTGGACAATGAATTAGCGAACCAAGCGACTGTCGATAAAGCGTCACAAGCAGCGGTTCACGGAGGAAAGGAAGGTCATAGCCTTTTCAAGTCGGTGATTAGGCGATTGACCGGAGAGTAGGGAATAGTCGGATGGCGGCTCTGTCGAAGCGCGATATCGAGATGATCTTTCGGGCGGAGACGGATGCCGCCCAACGCCCGGTCAACGAACTAAGTTCCGATGTAAAGCGCCTTCGCCAGTCTCTCGAAGACTTGGTGAAGTCGAGCGGCAAAACCGACAAGAGCCTGGACTCCCTCGCCACCACCACCCGCGAGTTGGAGAAGGCGCAACAGGAGCTTGCCAACGCGCGCACGCTCCTGACGCAACTCAACGCACAGGCATCGGCTGTCGAGCGTGCTGAAACGGCCGTCGAGAAGGCCACCCGCAAGTATCAAGACCTGAAGACACAGGTGGAGGGGGCGGAAGCACCGACCAAGCGCCTGACGAACTCCCTTGCGGCGGCCGAGCGCGGCCTTGCGGCGAACAATGCTCGCCTGGATGAGGCGCGCAAGAACTACACCGAAGTCAAGACCAGCGTGGAAGGGATCATCGGCCCGGTCGATAATCTCCAGAACGCTTTCCGCACCGTCGCCATCGCACAGCGGGACATCACACAGGGCCTCGCCGCTGCCAAGGGATCGGTGGCCGGTTTCAAGGATGAGATCGCCGGGGCTAAGGTCGAAGCCGAGCGCCTGGCGCAAGTCGATGCCTTCCGTCGCCTGGCTTCGGATTCAGTTGCGGCCGTAAGCGCCACGGAGCGGATCAAGACCAGCAACGAAGGTGCCGCCACCGCCGCCACCCGCCTGGCCGATGCGGTGCTTGGGATCGTCAACCCGGCGCAAGCAGCGGCAAAGACCCTGGACGGCATGGACGAACGGCTCGACGCCGTGGTCAACAAGATGGCGGGCGGCAAGATCAGTGTCGCCGAGTGGGGCTATCTCAACAACGAACTCCAGGGCATCCAGGCGGGCCTGATACAGGTGTCGGCCGAAGTCGATAAGTTCACCGCGCAACAGGCGCGCGTGGACGACGCGGCCGGTGCTTATGATCGCCAAGCCGCCAAGGTCCGCGAACTGGCCGCCGCGCAAGTCAACGCGAGCACCAACGTCGAACAGATGACGGCCGATCTCCAGCGCGAGGAAGCCGCCCTGGAGCGTCTTGGTGTTGCCCTGGATCGGGATAGCGCCAAGCTCCGCGAGATGGGCGCGGCGCTTCAGCGCGTGGGAGTCGACTCGAGTCAGCTTCCGGCTGCGATCCAGCGTATCGAGACGGCGGCCGGTCGCGCTGCCCCGGCGATCCAGCGCGTGTCGAACGTCCTTCAGCCTGGCGGCAAGAAGGGTTTCCTCGGACTCGATCCCTTCCAGCTTCAGAATCTCTCCTACCAGGTGAATGACGTTTTCACCGGGTTGGCGAGCGGTCAGCCGCCGTTCCAGATTTTCGCCCAACAGGCGGGGCAGATCGTCCAGATTTTCCCTGGGATCATCTCCGGCTTCGCCCGGTGGCTTCCGCTTATCGCGCCGGTTGCCATCGCGCTCGGCGTGCTCGGCGGTGCCATCGGTGAAGCGAACGACCAGTTGCGGACGCTCCGCACCGCGCAAACCGTGCTCGCTTCGCTCGGCGAGACCAATGGCTACGATGTCTCGAAGTTCCAGGCTATCGTGGAGCAATTCCGCGCGATCGGTGTTTCGGCCGAAGAGGCAACAGAGGCCGCCCGCATCTTCGTCACGGAAGGTCTCAACCCGGCCGCCGTGGACGATTACATCATTGCGGCTCGCAACTTGGCCACGGTCCAAGGGATCGACGTAAAGACCGCGACGGAGGAACTGACGCAAGCGTTCACGCGCGGCGCGGATGAAGTCCTGAAGCTGGATGATCGCTATCACTTCCTGACCGACACGCAACGCGAGAACTTGATCGCGTCGAAGGATACCGGCCGGGAATACGATGAAGTCAACCGGGCGTTCACCGCGCTCTACGACAAGATGCAGGACGGGGCCAATGCGGCTCGCGGTCCAATGACCGATGCGACGAACACCCTTCGCACGGCCTGGCGCACCTTGCTCAACACCTTCGCCGATACCGGCATCATTGAGTCCGTCACCCGATTCATCTCGAACGCGGTTCTCGGCTTCAGCTACCTTGTCAACGTCGCCCGCCGTTCGGTCGCGTTGTTCGAGGGGGCGGGCACAGCCTATCTCCGCGCTGGTGGCGGCTTCACGGGTGCCATGGCGGCGGCTGGTCAGATTGGCGTCAACATCGGGCAGGGCCGGGGCAACAGCATCCTCGCCGACGCCGAAAACGATACCCTCGGACAGATGGCACAGGCTCGGCGGGCCACCACAAGGGTCCAGCAAGCGCCTGGAGCGGACGCTGGAGCCGGTTCACGCGGCCGGAGGCGGGAACGAGAGGCGGCGGACGCTGAAGCCCGTAGGGACGCCGAGAGGGACAGCGCGAGGGCAGCACGCGAGGCGGAGGCCGAAGCCGCCCGCCGTGCCCGCGAGGCCGCACAGCTTCAGCGCCAGTATGAGAACGAGTCGGACCAGCTTACGTCCGCGTTGAGCCGCGCGACCGCACAGGCGATGCGGGGCACACAGGCTCCCCTGGAGCAACAGCTTCAGCTTGCCCGTGACGCCGTGGACGAACAGTTCAAGGCGCTCGAAGACCGCTTGGCCGAGTTCCAGGAGAAGTTCGGCGACCGGCCTATCAACGGCATGTCGCAAGCGGACTACGCGGCGGCGCTCGCGGCGCAAAAGGCGCAACTGGTCAACATCCGCCAGATGGCCGTTTACGAATCGAACGTGAACGACCTCTTGCGGTCGCGCGATGAACGCCTTCGCGATATTCGCGAGCAACAAGACGCCGGGTTGATCTCGGCGCAAGAGGCGTTGACCCGGACTCAGGAAGTTACTTCCAGCATGGGGCCGCAAATCGACGGTGCCATTGAATCCGCCCGCCAGTTCATCGCTACCCTGACGCCGAGCGCCGAGACGCAAGCGCTCCTGGACAAGTTCGCCCGCATCCAGTCGCAAAGCAGCGGCCCACAGGCGGCACAGACCATCGTGCGGAGCCAGGCGGACGCGGGCCTCCAATTGGAGGAACAGCGGCTCAACGACATCTTCCAGCGCCGTGCGGCGTTGATCGAAGCGGCCAATCGGCTCTACGATGTCGGCGCTATCAACTTCACGGAGAAGGAAGCTCGCATCCGGTCGGCCTACGACCAGACCAATGAGGCGATCACCACGCAAATCGGATTGCTCCAGCAATATCTGGAGGCGAACCGCAATCTCTTCCCGCCTGAAGTCTATGACCGCGCCTTGGCACAGCTTCAGGCATACAACGCCGAGCTTCGCTATACCGATACGCTGACCACGGCCGTCAAGCAGAGCGCCGAGCAAGCTATCGCTGGCGGCATCATGACGATGTTCGACACGCTGGCGCAAGGGATCGCCAACGTCATCACTGGTGGCGGATCGCTGAAGGACTTGTTCTCCGATCTCGGCCGCGCGGCGCTCAACTTCGCGGCACAGTTCGCACAGGCTATCGCGCAAGCGATCATCCAGATTTACGCGCTCCGGATCGCCAAGAGCCTGGTGGGCGGTTTCCACGGTGGCGGCACGGTCGGCGACTATGGCGGCGGCCAGATGAAGCTGTCGCGGAACATCGGTATGCCCGATCTCTCCGGCGTGCCGCGCTACCACAATGGCACGCAAGGCGCTGGCCTGAAGTCGAATGAGATGCTGGCCGTCCTGGAGAAGGGCGAGAAGGTCACGACCAAGGAGCAACAGCGTCTCGAAAAGAACCGTCTTGCCGCTGCACAGAAGGGTGGCGGGAGCTTGCGCCAGGTGCTCGCCTTCGGTGACGACCAGGTGGCGGCAGCGATGCAAGGTAACGCCGGGGAGCGCACGACGATCACACACCTTCGCCGCAACGTGCCACTCATCAAGCAGCTTTTGAGGGACTAATGACTCCTGCCTATCCTGTATGGAGCATCCGGCCGAACTGGCGCGAAGGCGTGCTGGAGCGCTTGGAGTGGCTGACCGATGTGCTCACTTCGTCCACGGGCGTCGAGCAACGGCGGGCGCTCCGGCTGTCGCCGCGCCGGTATATCGAGATCACCGTCAATCCGACGAACAACGAGCGGAGCTTCCTGGACTTGGTGTTGCACCGGCTCGGCAGCGACGAATGGCTCTGCCCGCTGTGGTTCGATCAAGCGAAGCTGACGGCCGATGCCGCGCTCGGAGCGAGCCGGGTGGACTTCGACAACACCTATCGCGAGTTCCTGACGGGCGGCTTTGCCTTGCTCTACCAGGACACGTTCACCTGGGAAGTTATTTCCATCGGCGGGCAAGACGATGACGGTCTCGACCTGGACGTGGTGCTCGACGGGAATTGGTCGGCCGGTGCCAAGGTCTATCCGTTGCGCCTGGCTCGCCTCTCGACCGAAACCAGCCTGGACGCGCTGACGACGACCGTGGGGGAATCGGTGTTGCTGTTCCAGGTGATCGAAGCGAACGATTATACCGCGACCACTCCGGCCGATCTCACCTTCGAGGGGATGCCGGTGCTGGTGACGCCGCCGAACCGTTCGCAAATCATCACCACCGACCACATGCGACTCGCCTCCGAGCAAGACAACCGCACGGGCATCCCTTATCGCACCGATCCGGCCGAGCGTGCCTTCCAGATTCAGGGGCATAGCTGGATCAAGCAGGGCCGCCAGGAGCAATCGGAGTTCCGCGAGTTCCTGTATTGGCTTCGCGGCCGTCAGCGGGCGCTGTGGCTCCCCTCCTTCAACCAGGACTTCGTGGTCAGCCGCAACAGCGCGCTCGCCTCCACGAACCTGGACATCCAGAAGATCGGCTACACCTATGCCGGGAGTGGCGAGATCGTCCCCGGCCGGGATGCGGTGCTCATCAATGGTGTCACCCCTGCCAGGATCACCAACATAGGCGTCCCACAGTCGGCCGCTGAAGAGCGACTCCGCGTAGGGGCGGGTCTCGCCGCTGCCGTGGTCTCCGGTGTCCCTGGGAGCTTCCTGTCCACCGTGCGGCTCAACCAGGATACGGTGGAGATCATGCACCACGCCGACTCGGACGGCGCGATGGAGTGCTCGCTGACGTTCCAGAGCTTCAAGAACTCGCGAACGACCGCTGGCGCGATCTACTTCCCGATCCCACCGGCCGAGATGGACGACTTGCCGTGCGGCCTGGAGCTTGTCACCCTCATCAACGTGGACGCGGATGTCCACGGTGGATCGACGGCCACATCTATGCTGGCCAACGGGATCACGGTCTCCGGCTTCTCGCCGAGCGATGTGCTATACCTGACACAGCCTCCAGGACAGACTTACGCGGGTTGGTCTCCGTGGGGCAATCCCGGTCCTCCTGTCACGCCTGGATCACGGGGAGCGGCCAACCAGTTTTGGGTAGTTCCAGATGGCAATCCCGCCCTGGTCATGCAAATCGGCGATCCTTCGGCCAGTTTTGCCGGATACGAAGCCGCACGGCAGGCATTTGGTTTCGAGACCATCACCGGCTATTCTAGCTACACGTTCGGCATCATTGATTCGCCTCTCGGCGATAACTCTGGTGGCGTTTCTATCAGGATCGACAAGTAGCCATGGCTTTCAACGACGCCGAGATCAGCACACAAGACGGCAGGCCGATTGCCCTCTATCTCATTGTATGGGGCGCGACGGTATGGGCTTACACGTCCGCCGACCGGAACATAACTCGAAGCGAGATCATCAACGGCGTGGCCACCGATGTCGAGTATCTAGCGCTCGCTGTCTCGGACAAGGGGATGGTCCAGGGCGGATCGTCGGCCAACGACTTCACCTTGGACTGTCCCGCGAACTTGCCGATTGTCGATCTCTTCCGTGGCACGCCTCCAAGCGATTCCATCTGGCTCACCGTGCGCCGTAAGCATGAGTCGGAAGTCGATGCTCCGATCTACTGGATAGGCACCGTCACGAACGTCAAGCGGCTCGGAGACGCCGACGCACAGGTTATCGGAAAGCCCATCACGGCTTCGTTCAAGCGAACCGGCCTCCGGCTTTGCTGGACCCGCGAGTGCCCGCACTTCCTCTACGATCCCGGTTGCCGGGTCGATCCGGAGGACTTCCGCACGGATGGCGCGGTCACGGCGCTGACCGGCAACACCGTCACGCTCGACACTTTAGGCGCGCACCCTGACGGATACTTCAACGGCGGCTTCATATCGTGGGAGATCACCGACGAAGGCACCATTGAACGCCGCATGATCGAATCGCACACTGGCTTGGTGCTCACCATGCTCGGCCTGACGGACGGATTGGAGATCGGCGATGCCGTCGCCGTCTATCCTGGTTGCGACCGATCCCCTACGACTTGCAACAGCAAGTTCGCCAACCTTCCGAACTTCGGGGGCTTCGACTTTATGCCGGGGCAAACGCCGTTCGGGACATTGATCTTCTAGGGGACAGCCGATGCCAATGTTTGCATGGGCCTTGATCGCGATGGTGGCGAGTTACGTCATCCAAGCGATCACCATGAAAGTCCCCAACCAGCAAGCCGCTTCCTTGGAGGACTTCGACATCCCGCAAGTCGAGGAAGGCACGCCGCACGCTGTCGTCTTCGGGGATGTGTGGCTGGATGGCTGGTTCGTTCTCTGGTATGGCAACTACCGGACTACCAAGATTCAGTCGAAGGGCAAGAAGTGATGCCGGAAGTAACTTCCGAAGTGATAGTTCGCGTGAAGCATCTCCGCATGGCGAACCTTTGCGTCAACGGCACGCGCGACTGGTGGGGGGCCAACGGTCTCGACTGGAGAGACTTCGTGAAGAACGGCATACCGGCCGACCGCCTGGCCGCGACCGGCGATCCTTTCGCTATCCGCGTGGCCGAGATCGCAAGGGACGACCATGGGCGCTAAGAAACAGACAATCGGCTACCGCTACTTCATGTCGATTTTGAGCGGGCTTTGCCGTGGCCCGATCAATGAGTTCGTGGAGTGGAAGGCGGCCGACCTGACCGCGTGGCGCGGACCTATCACCGACAACACCTTGTCCTCTGTCAACCGCCCCGATCTCTTCGGCGGCGAGAAGAAGGAAGGCGGCCTGGTCGGGCCGTTCTCTGTGTGGATGGGCGCTGAAGACCAGGTGCTCCCTGGCGCGCAAGGCTCCTTGCCGAGCGTCAAAGGTTCCATCGGGACCGGCCTGGTGTCCGACTTCCGGGGCGTCGTGACGCTCTGGTTCGACGGCATGGTCTCGGCCATGAATCCCTACGTCAAGGAATGGAAGTTCCGCGTTCGCCGTTGGGACAAGGGCTGGTGGCAGGACAATCCCTGGTATCCAGAGAAGGCCGTGGTCTTCCTCAACGGTGGTCAGATCAAGGCCATGAACGGCGCGCACATCGTTTACGAGTGCTGCACCAATCCGCAATGGGGCCGTGGTCTCCCGGCCGACAAGCTGGATGAGAACAGCTTCATCGCCGCCGCGAATACGCTGTGCGGGGAGAACTTCGGTCTCTGCATCGCTTGGTATCGCAAGGAAGACATCGACACCTTCATCAACAAGCTGTGCGATCTTCTTGGCGCGGTGCTCTACACGGATCGCGAGACCGGACTCATCGTCATCCGCCTAGTCCGTGACGACTATGATCCCGATGACTTGCCGCTCTTCACTCCGGACAGCGGCTTGCTTGATATCAAGGAGGACGATTCGGGATCGACCGATTCTTCCTTCAACGAAGTCATCGGCACCGGCCGCGATCCTATCACCAACCAGGAGTTCCAGGTTCGCGCGCAAAACCTGGCGTCATTCCAGGCGCAACAGTCGGTGTCCTCGCTCGACCAGGACTATCGCGGCATCCCGACGAAGGAACTTCTCGGCCGAGTGGTGCTTCGCGATCTCCGCGCCAACGCGGTCGGCCTGAAGCGCTACACGGTGGTCCTGGACCGGCGCGGCTGGCGGATCGCTCCTGGTATGCCGTTCCGCGTCAGCGATCCCAAACGGGGAATCAGCAACATCGTTCTCCGCGCTGGCGAGATTGACGATGGGAACATGCTCAACGGGCAAATCTCCATCAAGACGATCCAGGATGTCTTCGGCCTGCCAGAGACCAGCTATGTGGTGCCCGCCGAGCCAGGCTGGACGCCGCCGCCCTCCGTGGCCGTGCCAGCGGCCGAAGAACGCCTCATCGAAGCCAGCTACCGGGATATCTATCTCCTGGTGGGCGCTGGAGACGCCGAGAGTGCCCCGGTGGACGCCGCCTATATCGGTCAGCTTGCTCTGGCCCCCAACACCACCAGCTACCAATACGACCTGGCTACCAGGGCGGACGGCGAGCCGGAGTATTCGGTCGATGTGACCGGCAGTTTCACCGGCAATGCCAAGCTCCAGGACGATATCTCCGAGACCGAAACGGAAGTCGTTCTGACGGACATCTCGGATGTTGGCCCTGACACGGTAGGCCAGGCCCTCTACATCGGGGAAGAACTCGTCCGCCTGGACGCCTTCGATGAGGGCACCAGCACGGCGACCATTGCTCGCGGCACAGGCGATACGATTCCGCAAACGCACTCGGCCGGTGACATCCTTTGGACGATTGACGACGACCTAATCTCGGACGGCCGCGCCTACACTGAAGGGGAAACAGTCTTCGCCAAGGTGCTGACCAGGATATCGTCGGATGTCTTGGCACTGGAAGACGCGGCCGAACAGTCAATCGAACTGGTAGGTCGCCAGGGCCGACCTTATCCGCCTTCGGACGTTCAAGTGGACGGGGACAGCATCTATGCCCTGGACGGGGAGCACAATGAACCTGTCATAACTTGGGGCACCCGCAATCGTGTCACGCAATCAGACCAGTTGATCGACCACTTCGACGCCAGCGTTGCCCCGGAGGACGGGACGACCTATAACATCCGCATCTACCCTTACGACGATCCCGACACGGCGGTTCGCACTGTCACCGGAATCGCCGCGACAACTTGGACCTACGACGCCACAATGCAGACTGCCGACAACGCTCCTTCTATCGTCTATATCGAATTGGAGAGTGAACGCGACGGCATCGTATCGTGGCAGCATTATCGCTTCCAAGTGTTCCTTAATACTGGTTGGGGCTACGGATGGGGCTTCAATTGGGGCGGATCATGACGGAAGTAACTTCGGAGAATTGACATGGCATCACGCGACCTTCCCAACCTGGCCCTGAAAGCCTTCTTCGATCTCGGAGAGGACGGGTGGGACGATGAGATGAGCTTGAACTTGCTGAAGCTCTCCATCCTTGTCCAGGCTAACGTCATTAGCAAGGTCGCCGCCACGCCAGGGGCACCGACTGACGGCGACGTGCATATCTTCGATGAGACGCACCCCACACAGGCCAACAAGGTTGCGGTGCGGGATGCAGGCGCGTGGATATACATCACGCCGTTCGAGGGCTGGACGCTCTGGAACAAGGCGACCGACCGTTACAACTTCTTCGATGGCACGGTATGGGCTGACCGCTTCATGACGACCGGCGCGGTGCCTGGATCGGAGGCCAGTGATAGCCAGATGTGGACCGGCACCACGTCCTTGGCAACCGTCACTCCGAAGAAGATTTTCGACGCCGCCGTTACTCAAACACTGACGGATGGCGCGACGATCAATATCGACGGAAACACCGGCTTCAACTTCAAGGTTACGCTCGGCGGCAACCGCACCTTGGCGAATCCGACGAACATGAAAACGGGCCAGTCGGGCATCATCATCGTAACCCAAGATGGCACGGGATCGCGCACGCTGGCTTTCGGATCGAACTGGAAGTTCCCTGGAGGCGTGGCGGCCGGTGGCGTGCTCTCGACTACCGCCAGCGCCGTGGACGTGATCTCCTATTATGTCCGGAGCGACGGCACCATCATGGCAACGCTTAGCAAGGACTTCAAATCGTGATTCCTTTCGCTGCACCCTCTCTCGGCCGGGGAGAAGCTGTTCCTTACACGCCGCCCGCTACCGATCCCTATTGGGACAACGTAGTGTTCTTGCTGCACGGCGAGGGGGCCGACGCCTCCACTGTTTTCACGGATCGTTCGCAATACGCCCGAACTGTAAATGCGGTAGGCGCGGCACAAGTTGACACCGGGATCACCGTGGGAGACAACCCAAGCATCCTCTTTGGTGCCGATGCGAACTACCTAAATGCCAGTTGGGACGATGGCTTGACTTTGACCGGAGCCACAGGTCCGGACTTCTGTATGGAAGCCTACGTTTACTGCACCGATATCAGCCAGAACAACCAGATATTCGGTCGGCGTCGTAACAGCAACAACTACATCATGGCTATAGTCAACAACGTCATCAACTTCTCAACTTTCAGCGGGACCACAGGCACAACGCGGCTTAGTGTCGCGGCCGGTATGTCTAACAACACCGTCCACCATGTTTGCGTGATCCGCGTTGGAACCACTTACTACGGCTTCGTGGACGGCGTGCTCAAAGGCTCCAATACGCAAAGCTCCACCATGGGCGCGGACGGCACGCTCCTGTATATCGGACAGTCCGAAAACGACCAGGCCAGTCGCTACTGGTATGGCAATTTGAACTGGCTTCGGATAACGATGGGCGTTCCGCGCTATAACTTGGCCGGTTTCACCCCGCCCACTCTCCCGTTCCCAACCGCGCGTTCTCTGACCCTCCCGTCCGCGCCAAACCCGACCTTCTCGAATGTCGTTCTTTTGCTCGGTATGAACGGTTCGGATGGCGATGTCGCGACCACGGACGAAAGCACTTACGCCCACCCGATGACGTTCAACGGCAACGCGCAACTCGACGCCGCGCAAGCTAAGTTCGGGGCTACATCTTTGCTCCTGGACGGAACGGGTGACTTCTTGACCACCCCGGATGCGGCCGAACTGAAGATGCCTATAGGCACTGGAAGCACGGACGACTTTTGTGTGGAAGCCTGGATTTACCTTCCCTCCATCAAAGCGGGACGGGTGGCTATCGTCAATAAGAGACCATCGACAAGTGGGCAGGAATACAGCCTAGACTTGAATGACGGTAAAGCGAGTTTCTTGGCTCTTGCGGCGGGTAATGATGTCGTCGCCCTTGACGATAGCCAAGTCCTCGCCACAGGCCAGTGGCACCACATCGCTGTTTCGCGTGAAGGTGCGTTCTACCGACTATTCGTTAACGGGATTATGAGGCGTGTCGGCGCGCAAAGGGCCGCTCCTTCTAACAACACGCAAGTATTGCGGATCGGCCGAGACGGTTTCAGCACGGCTCGCGACTTTATCGGCTGGATTGATGAAGTTCGTATCACTAAAGGTGAGCCGGTCTATACTGAGTCTTTCGTTCCTCCCACTTCGGCGTTCCCGCGTTCGTGATTCGGAAGTAACTTCTAGTGTTCACCGTATGTTCACGAAAAACCGAAGTAACTTCCATGGGGTTGCTATCGAGTCGCAAAAAGGTTAATACGGTGGGAACCAGAACAGGCACCAACTATTCTTCACAAGCGGGGGTCGAACGTGCGAGGCGTTGACATGCTAATAGTTTCGTTGAAGCAACATTTTCCAGCAAGGCTCCCCGAATGGTGGATGTCCTTCATGCTCGTTTGGTGGGGTGTCTATGTCGTCCTCCATCCGGGACTGTTCGCTGACGACGCGACTCGCCAGGTATTCTCCGGCATGAAAGAGATGGCACGCGGCTATGACCCGGCCGCGCTGTGGGGACTTACCGCCATCTTCGTCGGCATGGTCCGTGCGTGCGCCCTCTTCATAAACGGGGCCTATACGCGGACGCCGATCATCCGTTTGCTCATGAGCTTCCTGTCCGCGTTCATCTGGACGCAAGTTTGCATCGGACTCTTCAATAGTGGGGTGGCAAATACAGGAATAGTTGTTTATGCAGGGCTAGTCATGATGGATATCGTGTCGGCCTACAGAGCATCTACTGACATGGTTTTTGCGGAAAAGGTGCGGCTCGATATGAAGAGCAAGAGGCCGCGCCGTGTCCAGCATAGTTTCGTCGCCTGACTTCATTTCCATCATCACGAACGCCGGAGTCTTTCTCGCAGCGGTGGGCACAGTGATAGCGGCAATCTGGTCGGCGGTTAAAAAGATCAAGAGCGTCGAGAACGACGACAAGAGCGCCGCGAAAGTCATAGGTGGCGCGATCCTGGACAGCACCACTCTGTTGATGTGGTCGGAAAGTAACCGGGATGTCGCGGAGGCGCTTCGAGATCACCAACGGGAGATGGCCGAGCTACGCTTCGCCGTATTGCAGTTGAGGGACACGATGAGATGAGCGACGGCACCAGCCCGACCACGGACCTACAAGACCCGCTGCCCGAAGCCTCCTGGCTCTGGCGGCGGGTTTTCGTATTCACGACCACGGCGGCCGTGCTCTTCATGCTGTGGGGGGCTATCGACCGGCTGGCGGCCGTCGCGCTCTCCGCGCCGCATCTCGGCGTGCCCGCGCTCCTGTCGCTCTGCAAGTGGATCATCGGCTTTTCCGGGTTGATGGCGACCTATTACATGGTGGCCCCGTCCGCCGAGCAAATCGTCAAGATGCTGAAGGTCGCGGCCTTGCTCCGCTCCGGCGTCCAGATGGCCGGGAGACAGCGCGTTGAGGCTGACGGCAGCACCGACACCGCCAGGACCGTAGGACGGCCTCCAGCGCCTCCTGTGCCGCCTGTGGCGGGTCCAGAGCCGAGCCACCAGGACCGGCCGGAATCACGCCGAGAGCGGCCGGAGCCGGAGCAAGATGCAGCACCAAGGAGTCGACGGTCATGAGCGATCAACAGCTACTCGATATCGCGGCCGAACTGGAGGCGCGTGCGGCCGAGCTTCGTTTGCTCGCCGAGATGGTGCCGGAGGGAATCGATTCCGCCCCGCCGTCCGTCCCGGCTCCCGCGCCGTCGCCAGCCCCTAAGCCGCTCAACGATGGCAGCGCGTCCTTCTTCGAGGACTACGGGGCGTTCTACGACTTCCTACGCGGCAACAAGATGCTCGGCCCGGTGATCTCGGCCGATGAGTTCGCCGGATGCGACACGATCATCCAGGCGTGCGCTCGCGAGGGGTGGGGCGTCTCCTGGATCGCCTATGCCCTGGCCACGGCCTACCACGAAACCGCGCATACGATGCTGCCGGTCAAGGAGTATGGCGGCACCGCCTACTACACCCGCATGTATGACATCCGGGGGAGTCGACCAGCCAAGGCCCGCGAACTCGGCAACCTGACGCCTGGCGACGGGGCCAAGTTCGCCGGTCGCGGCTATCCGCAACTGACGGGCAGGACGAACTACGAGAAGGCCACGGAGAAGCTACGCGAGCGCGGCTGGAACGTGGACCTGGTGGCCAACCCTGACGATCTCCTGAAGGCTGACGTGGCCGCCGCTGTGATGGTCTATGGGATGCGCGAGGGATGGTTCACCACCCGCGACCTGGACGACGATCTTCCTGTGCGTGGAGCGGGCACCCTGGAACAGTTCATCGCGAGCCGCGACATCATCAACGGCCGAGACAAGGCACAGTTGATCGGTGGCTATGCCATCGACTTCCAGACCGGCCTGCAACAGGCTGGATACCGGCAACGGCCGTAAGGAGATCGACATGAGTATCATCGCAACCATCGGCGCTTTCATCCCTGGACTGTTCGGGAAGAAGCTGTCCTACAAGGTCGCCAAGGCCATCGGGATCGGCGTGCTCGCCGTCGCCCTGGTCATCGCGCTCGGCGTGGGCAAGTGCGCCTACGACAACTCCGTGATCGAAGACCACGAAGTCCAGCGCGAGGCCGCTGCCAGCGGTGCCCGTGAAGACGCGGCCGACCAGCGGGCCGTGGACACCATCGAAAACGCCAAGAGTGAGAAGGAACTTCAGGATGTCATACAGAACGCGCCTGGCGGGAGCCTTAGCCCTGCCGCTCATGCTCTCGCTTGTGAGCGGTTGCGCCGCTACGGGCGGATACCCCCCTCTTGCGGACCTTCAGGCGGTGACGGAAGCCAAGCCGATCCCGACTGACGAGATCGCGACCGATCCCGTGGCCGAAGCCAGCTACAACGCGAGCGTCGAGAGTTGGGGCGACCGACTCCGCTCGGCCGGTGTGCGGCTCTGCCGCTTCTTCGATGAGACGGGAATGAAGGGGCTGGACTGTCCCGACTAGATCGGGTAAATTGATCCCTGCCTCCTGGTAGGTTGTCCCTTGGAACTGGTCCTCCGGGGAAAAACGAAGCCGCCGATCCCCTCGCAAAGGATCGGCGGCTTTTCGTTTGTCAGAGGATGTCCCGGAGCGCCCCTGGAGCGCGGAGGATATCCCGGCCGGTATCAACGGGGCGAGCGGCCTTTGCGCGATCCGCTATATCGCGGAGCTTGGCGGCCTCTTCGACGGCCCGGTTCCGGTCGATCTTCGTGGGCGGGATTCTGTCCATCATCTTTCCTCTCGCAAGGGGGAGGCTCTTCTACCACTGGCCAGCGCCGGGTGCAAGTCGGGCAGAAGACTTCATCGCCTTGCCGCATGTGCCTACACCCGGCCACGGTCAGGTGAACCGGCGCTTCAGTTCGGCGATGGCCAGTTCGGCGTTTGCGGCGGCCTTCTTGGCGTCGGCTCCGCCCGCCATGCTGGAGGCCATGAGCATCGTGAAGGTCATCATCGCTTCGTCGCCTTCCAGGCGCTCCTTGTTGCGCTGCTTGGTGCGTTCTTCGTCGGTCATCTGATACCACCTTTCCCACTTGTCGCGGTGGGCGCGGATGTCGGCGCGGGACGCTTCGTATGCGGCCTTGCTTCCATACCGTTTGCCCATCGAAGTTACTTCCTATGAGTTGGAGCGGCGCAACCTGTCCTCATCGGCTCCAGGGCCATTTCCGGTTGTGGTCGGACTTTAGGGGGCGAGGCCAATTCCCACCACTCCGATGAAAGCTGTATCGGCACAGCGCTCATCGGAGGGGTGGGGCCAGGTAGCGAAGTTTCCCCTTCAGGCGACACTAGCATCTGTGCCGCCCCGCTCCTGGCCCCGTCTCGATTAGATGTCCACTTCTTCGTCGTCGGGGACATCCGCGTCCGACACGACCTTCGGCGGCAGGATCGCGACTTCATCGTCCTCGCCGACCGCTTCCGCGCCTTCGACGCCGATGTCAGCCTTGGCGGCCTTGCCCTTCTTCGCGGGCTTGGCGGCAGCGGCCTTCTTCGTCGCGGCCTTCTTGGCGGGCTTCGCCTCCGGCTCCGCGTCGGTCGCCTTGGCGGCCTTGGCGGGCTTGGCGGCGGCCTTCTTCGCCGGAGCCTTCTTCGCGGGCTTCGGCTTCTCCGGTGCGGGCACTTCGATCACCAGGTTGACGGTGCCGCTGACGCCAGCCAGCTTCGCGTCTTCCTCGCCTTCGACGGCCGGGACGGCTTCGCGGATCGCGGCGGCAGCGGCCTTCACGATCTCCTTCATGTCCTGGTCTTCGGTGAACGGCACGGCGACCTTGATCTTCTGCATCCGGGGACCGGCGTGCTTCTTGGTCGCCTTCTTGCCGGTGCCAGCGGTCGCCTTCACGGCCGCTTCGATCTTCTCGGCGGCGCTGTCGGCGTCCTTGCGGATAAGCTGGATCGCCATGGTGCTGGAGACCGCGCCGCTGGCGACGTGCTGCTTGACCTTGGAATCAGCGTTCGCAAGCAGGAGCACATCGTCCAGGTAGCGCGACGTGACGCCGAGCCGCTGTGCGATCTCGCTCTTCTTCGCGCCTTCTTCGGCCAGGAGCCGCTTCACGACGACGCCAAGCTCGAACGGCGTCAGCGGCCGACCGTTGTTCGCGGTGTGCAGCATGACGGTCAGGTCGGTGAGCGACACTTCCTTCGGCTGGACCATCACCGGCAAGGTGTTGATCTCATCCTTCTCGGCCGTGTCGGGATCGGCGTTGTGTTCGTTCACCGCGTCCAGTCGGGTGTGGCCGTCCGTGACATAGATGACGTTCTCATCGCCTTCCTTCGCGACGTAACCGGCGAGCGGCTTGGTCGAGTCATAGCCGTTGCTGGCGATGCTGGCGCGGATGGCGTCACGGTGGGCGATGTAGTCGGGCGACTGCACGCGGACGTTGAAGCCGGGGATGACCTTGATCTTGGAGACCGGGACGCGATACAGCTTGGCGCTGGTCGCTTCGGCGGCCTTCATGGTCGGATCGACGGGGGCGGCCGTGAGTTCGTGGGCGAACTTGGCCTTCGGCAGAGTCAGCTTTTCCATAATTCAGTTCCTTCTCTTCTTCACGATGTCAGGGATTACAAACCAGTGGCGCGGCGATAAGTTTCCATGAGCGCGTCGAGTTCGGCGCGATCATCGGGCTTCATCTTCCGAAGCGTCAGCATGGCGCGCATCAATTTGGCGTCGTAGCCAAGCGCCTTGCCTTCGGAGAAGACATCCTTCTCGTCGTCGGCGATTCCCTTCTTCTCTTCCCGGAGGCGTTCGATACGCTCCAGGAGTTGAATCAGTTGACGGTCCAGCGCGTTGCTCTTGGCCGCTTCGCTGGTGTCGAACGTGGGATCGTTGTCGATGTCGTAGGTCTTCTTCGGCTTCTTTGCCATGGTCCAGTCACTTTCCTCGCTGTGTGACGATCACCGTATGATCGCTTGCAAGAGAGTTGTCAACAGCTATTCAGCCTCGGAAGTTGCTTCCGGTTCGTCCCGGAGCTTCGGATCATGGTTGCATCCCGAAGTGGGACAGTCTTCGTGCAAACACCAACGATTCTCGATAGCAGCATCCGGCCGCCCATCGTCGTCGTGGTATCCTCTGACCGTCCGCGCGGCGTCGTCGCGATCCGCGCACGCCCGTAGTTCCGGCCGGAAGCCGTCGCCGGTAGCGCACCAGAACCGCACCGCCCATACCGGCCGCTTGTATTCCTTCGGCTCGGCTTGCGGCTTCAACTGGTCGATGGTGAGCGAATCAGGGGCGGTATCGACCAGGGCGTGCCGGTTCGACGGCTCGCGCCAGTTCTCTTCCTTCTGGAGCGGGCTGTCTTCGCGGAGCTTGATACTCACATGGCGTATCATGCCTTCGTTACGCACTTCGTATAGGTAGTGCTGTTGCATGTGGTCCATCGACATCGGGGAGATGCTGATATTGGACCGGCCGCCGCCTTCTTCTTCGATGAGCGTGGCGAGCACCGTGGCGACCGTCATATCCATGAGCGTCGAAGTAACTTCGTTCTCCAGTTGCGCGGCGGCCGTCAGGATCACGCCGTTGTCATCGAACAGCGCCGCGATCTTCTCGGCGTATTCGGTGATCGTGTCGCCGTCTCCGCCGCCCTGGCCGATGAAGTCATAGAGGATGTTTTCGATTTGCTTGGTGGTAGGCATGTCAGAACTCCTTCAGTTTTTCGATCATGTCGAAGAATTGCTTCGCGTCGGCGTCAGCCTCACACTGGATGATCCCGTTGCGCTTCACCACCAGGATCGTGATCTTGTCGCCGTCACGGGTGATCTCGAAGTGGCTCAACCACTTCGGCGAGTCCGTCATCCGGAACGTCGCCGTCATGGTGTGCCCTAGCCGGGTGTGCTCGCCGCTCATGGATGAGTGCGGAGCCAGGCCGCGACCAGGGCGGCGGCCGGGGAGATCGCGGTAGCGTCTCGATAGGGCTTGCCAATCTTGTGGAGCCGGATGGCCCACGCTGCGATCCGCTTGCCGTTCGGGTTGACCGGCTCACTGGTCTCGCACATCTCGCGGATATACCAGTTCTGTTCGAGCGGATGGTCGAGATTGCCGTAGCGGTGGCCGATGGTGTAGTTGACGGCCGTGCCGAAGTCGGAGAGGATTTGCGGCTGGCTCTGCCAGTGCGATTCCCCTGGCTTCCGCATCATGTAGCCGCGCTTGTTGATCGTGGTCTCGTAGCCGAGCCGCTGGAACACTTGCTGTTCGAGATCGCGGCGCTTGCCGTGGTCATAGGCGGACAGCTTGCAGATGTCGGCGATGAGGCCCGCATATTCGGCCGCTTGGGATACTGCATCGCTCATTGCACCTTCTCCGATTCGGAGTTCGGATTGGCGGTGTATTCTTCCGGCGAGATGCCGAAGACTGCCGCGCGGCCCACGTCCATCCGACCACGGGCTTCCATCACCAGCGGGGGCGAGTCGAACATGCCAAGGTTGAACTCATGGAGGCACGATCCGCACGCCGCGTTCATGGACATGCCGCCGCTCGGACCTTGGAGAAGCGAAGGCTCTCCGCAATTCGGGCAGAGCGGCGTTCCCTCGCGGTTGGTTCGGAGGGCTTGGAGGACTTCGCCGGTCCCGGCCTCCTTGTTGCCGCGCTTCCAGGTCTTCGGACCAGGCCGCATCTCCGGCTGGATGTGGCTTAGCTGCCGCTCCTTGATCTGGATCGCCGGATCAATTGATGGCGGAAGGACGATGAGGGTGATGACGGCGGCTATCAGGCCGATGGCCGGTTGCCCTGACAGGGCGTAGGCCGCGAGACCCGCAAAGGCGACGATGGCGAAGCCGAGTGCTATACGTTTCATTTTCGTGGTCCTCCTAGAGAAGTTACTTCCGTTTGGCGAATCCCCGAATCATTTTCTGTCCGGAATTGCCTCGCGACCCTCTGCTTAGAGTGAAGACAGAAACCTGTCAAGCCGCGAGGCTACATAGTCCGATTAGGTTTGCTTGCCGCCTTCCTTCAGGCGGTTTTCGATCTTGTGATCTTCCCGGTGGGCGTTGAAGTCGAGCTTCCGGTCCACCATGATCGCCACGTCAGCGGCCGGGATGAAATCCCCTTCCTCCGGCTCGCCCTTAGCTTCAGGCGTCTTGCGGATCGCCTCATAGCGGTTGGCGATTGCCAGAATCTCGATGAACATCTCGTCACCGGGATTCCGCGCGCCGGAGTGCTCCACAATGTTCCCGGCCAGGAGGGCACCACAGAAGTCCGCCCACCGGATGCCGAGATCGGCAAGCTCGACGCCGAGACCCGGATATTCGGGCAGCTTGTCATCCGCCAGGTTGTCGCGATAGGCCATGTAGGCTTCGGCGATCTCCGTGATGAAGAGGATGAACAATTCGCCGACATTGCGCTTCTTCGGCGTCCCGTCTTCGATGTTGGTCCACCAGCCCGCCTTCAGGTTCCGCGAATAGACATCCTCGAAGAAGAGCCGGAGCGGGGCCGCGTGCGTCACGCCGGTCGAGCGGTCTTCGTTGTAGGGGACCACTCGGCCGCCGATGTGGATGGTCGGGAGATGCAGGCCGATCCGGAACTCATGTGCGATCTCGATAAGGATACGCGCCATGATCTCGTAGTCCGCCTGGTCGGCCGCCCCGGCATTGTTGGCCAGGTGCTTTTCGACGCCCTTGATCTTCCCGTCGATATAGCGGGCGGCAAGCTCGCGCTCTTCGATGTTGCCGGTGATCTCCGCGACTTCGACCGGAAGCTCCGGAACGCCGTGCGGGCGCACGCCGATGGAGTCCTTGCCCATTGTCGTCAGCGTCACCTTGTCGCTGATATCGTCGCGGTTGAGATGGCCGAGTTCGACCAGGGCGTCTAGCACCGGCCGGTCGTCCAGGTGGACGGATACGCCGAGCATCGGTTCGCCGGTCAGTTCGGCCGCGTAGAGCGCCTTCAGGAGCGTGCGGGCGCTGCCGACCGGGCCACCGGAGCCTTCAGACCCGGAATCGTGCTCCACGGGCCGGAAATCGGGCAATTTGGATGGTTCTGACGGCGGGCTGTAGGTCTCCCCGGCCGCCGAGAAGCACTTTCCGGCCATTTCGACGTTTCGAGCCGCCTTTTCCAGTTGCGGCGGCGTCTTGTCGAAGTGGTTGCGTGCGTAGCCGTCGAACGTCGATCCGGCTTCGAGCAAGGTGGACCGCATCTCGCCCACGGCTTCGTCAAAGCTACCGAAGGACGGCGCTTCCGTGAAGGTGGTAAGATGGAACTCGCCCGTGTCGAAGTCCGAGACCTTGATCCGATGCTCGGCGGTGATCGCCCCTTCGTCCGCCATCATGCGGATTCCGGCTTCGATGAGCCGCTTGGCGATCTTCTCGCCGTCGCGGCCGACCGCATAGCTGGCTTCCACCAGTGCGGTGATGTCTTTCTTCAGGCCCATGGTCAATTATCCTTGTGTAGGTTGCGGCTGGAGACAACGGCGTCGGAGCCTCCGTCCATCCGCATTGCTGCAATGCCGTTCGCCTCGCAAAAGGCGTCCCAATCGTAAGCGTCGATCCAGCCGTGCTCGGCGGCGTGGAAGCCCCATCGGCGGAGCACTGGCCCCGTGATGAAGATTGTGGTGGCCGGGAGTTCAAAAGCGCCGTCTCCTGCCGTGCAGATATCGTTGAAGTCAGCCAGGCGCATCGTCGTCATCTCCGGGGGCCATCCATCGGCCGGGTGGTGCTGCTTCAGTTCGAGCCGGTGCGCCTTGCGGCCGTGCCATCGGAACCGCATCGCGCCAGGCCCATACCAGGTGCGAGTGTGGATGCCGCCTTCCTTGATCTCATGTTCGTTATAGCCACCGTCGAGCACGATGGAGAAGGAGAACCACGGATGATCGTGGAGCGCCCGGTCGTCGTCCGAGCGGCGGACGATGTGATAGTAGATGTTGAACGCCCAATTGCGCGGCACGCGCCACCAGCGTTGCATGTAAACAGGGATTGCCTCGTTAGGGGGTATCCGGAAGTCCATGGCGTTGGCGGCGGTCCACCGACGATGAGCGCGAAGTAACTTCCTGGTGGCCCAATCGGGGAGCGTGCGGCCGGAGAGAAGGATCATCACCGGGAACAGCGGCAGGAGCAAAGCCAGCACCAGGTAGGCGCGGGTCCACTCCCAAGTTGAATAGGATCGCGGGTTATGGCGGGTGCCACGGCCCTTGATGGACGAATTAGTCGGAACGCTCGTCATGATTGGTCTCCGTTCTTGTAGCCAGGCAAGAAGCGAACGCCATGAGTGTTGACCTTCGCAGGACGCCATACGATTCCGCACTCCTGGCAGGCGTGCGTATGATGCGGCACTTTCTCGAACGCCTCTTCGTCAATGTGACGATGCCCATTGGGGCAAAAGAGGATCATCGGGATTGCGTGGTGCGATTCGCCCTTGTCGGTAACGAGCAAGAACGATGGTTTTTGCGGCAGTTTGGCGCGAGAGATGTCAAGGCACTCCTGGCCTACCGGACAGTCCGCACATCCGCGTTCGGCGCACAGACCCGCGTTAAACGGATACTCGCCGTGGCAGCTTGGCTTTTCGGTGGTCTCCGCCATCACGCCCATCCTTCCAGCAATATCCCGACCAGGAGCCGCTGGCTCGCGCTCTCCGGGATGTGGGGGTTTTTCTCCACCAAGCCCGCCAGGAAGCTATCCCAGGCGTGGCCGTTGCCTGTCGTCCGCTGGTGGTCGCTCCAGCGTTCGGCGGCGGCGAGAAGGTCGAGTTGCACCAGCACGATCCACATGCGCCGCACGGGACCGTATTGCGGGTGGTTCGGGTTATCAAATATCCGCATAGAAGAACGCCTCCGCTGTCATCGGGAAGTGGTCGTAGAGGATTTCCCGGCATCGGTGGGCGATGACCCGGTGCTCCTTCTGGACGCCCGCCTTCTGGCGCTCGGCGATGTAATGCAACCACGTCCGAACCGAATAGTGGAGATACATGCGCGTCGGCACCAAGCCTTCAGGGAGGATCGCGCGGGCGCACTCCTTAGCCACGCCGCGATCCAGCCAATACCGATATTCGCGTTCATCTCGTTGCGCCCTCTCTGCTATGTATTCGTTCCATTCGGTGACGATATCCAGTTGCTCCGGAGTGGACGGCTCAACCGAAAGCTGGCGGTTCGTGGGATGCTGGAACCGGCACTCCCGGAAGCCGAGCAATTCGTTGTAGGCGGCATATCGGCCGGAGAACTCCTGGTAGCCGATGGCGGACAGGTGCCGGAGAATCTGGCGGCCGATGTCGCGCGTGGTGTTCACTTCGATAGCCATGGAGCACATCTGGAACGGCGACCAGTGGTTGTTGTCGATGAGGAAGCGGATGAGGCGCGGGGCGGTCTCTTCGTTCTTCTCATTGGCCGGGTTGCTGACACGCGCGATCTCGGCAATCAGCTTGTCGCCGTCAGGTGTGCAATGTTTGAACTCGGCCCGGTTGATGGTGTGAATCGAGGCACTGGTCATGGTTCGCGTCCTTCTTTGTTCTCCGGCAGCACCGGCATAGGGTTTTCGTGTAGATCGCAGCGGACCCGGTTGGCGGTCTCGCGGGCTTCCTCCAGGGCTACGGTATGCTTCTTGACCGTGGCCCACCTGGACGTGGATTCCCGTTCTTCCCAGGTCACGACACGCTGGTTGCCTGCAACGGCCACGTCGATGGCCTCTTCCAGCGCCTCCAGCTTGTCCTTGTTCCAGATGATGAGCGCGCCCCTCATATCGCCAGCCCGCTTCCCCAATCCTTGCAACCGTCGAGCCGGTCCAGTTCACCCTGGAGCACGCGCCGAAGTAACTTCAGGGTCTCCGGGTTGCCGTAGCGGTTCCAGGAGATGAGCGAGCGGGCGACCTTGGCGGTGTGCTCGCTACGTCCCCGGAGGCGGTGGTCGAAGAAGGTGTGATCCGGCAGGCGATCATCGCCGGGGATGAAGGTGTGCCCTTCGGCGATCATGGCAAGCTCGCGGTCGAGATACCAGATGCTCTTGCCGATCTCGACGCACGGACTGTCCTTCTCGCCGAGCCGCCAGTTGTATTTGAGCACCTGGTAGCTGTTGGCGGTCAGAAGCTCGCCGATCTCCGCGCACGCGGTCCCGCCGTAGTGCTTCGGATTGATCGGATCATCGCCAATTGCCTCGGCAGGGGGTTGACCGCCAATTGCCTCGGCAGGGGGTGTCATGTCGTAGAGAGTGCCGAGCGGTTCGTCTTCCGGTTGCATGTCGCCGTAGTCGTGCTGGTCCATCCTGGAGGCCATGGCGCGGGCGGCTGGCTTCTCGGCGATCTCCGGCATGATGGGATAGGTTGGCGTCGGCACGGCTGGTTCGCCGAAGCCATCCAGATCGGCCGACATATCACGGGCCTGGTCGATCTTCCGGCCCGCTTCCTCGAATCCCTCGCGGTTGCGGACGAACGGCTCTTCGACCGTGCCGAGTTCGGCCGCGTATCCGTTGATCCGGTCGATGAAGTCTTCGAGTGTCGAGCGCGACATGCACGCCCCGTCATTCCAGGAATCGTCTATCGCCGATTGCATATCACCCGTCACTTGACGGAGGCCCACGCTGACTTTGGCCGCCGTGGTGTCGCACGATAGGGTCAGGTGGACGCGCTCGGACTCGCCATCGTTGAGCAAGTCGCGGATCGACTGCTTGAAGCCATCGTCGCCGCGCAATCGGTCGATGAGCACTTCATCCGGGATCACCCGGCTTTGCCTGAAGATGAAGCTCGGCGTTTGCGTCCCGGCTTCGAGCACCTGGACCAGTTGCCAGCCCTCCTTGCTCTCCATGGCGTGCAGATAGGGGACCAGGTGCGCCAGTGACGGCCGGAAGCCCTTGCCGAGCGCGTAGAGGCCCTGGACGGTCCAGGTGGTGAAGGCGCGGATCGGCGACTCGGTCTTGAACTGGTCGCGCTCCGGCTCCTGGTGGAGAGTGTCGGTCATGAGAAGAGCATCCTTTCGAGGCGTTCGACATTCGAGTCCTTGGCGGAATCGAGGAAGTGGTAGATGTTGCGGCAACGGCATGTGCCCTTGACGAAGGCGATGCACTGTTCGGTCTTCTGTCCGTAGTGCGGCAAGCTGACGTAAGCGTCGGCGATCTTCTTCCGGCGCTCGCCTTCAACCATGACACTTCTCCGCGTAAGCCAGCGCCATCGCGTTGATCGCGTCGTGAAGCGATTCACCTTGCGGTATCCAGAAGCCTTGCGCTCCAGTGTGGTGCCAGTTGTAGGTGATCGGTTCGGGGATCGCACCTGGAGCCGCGAGGGACTGTTCCAGGGCCGTCCGTAGCGGCGGGCGCTCGAACTGTTCGACCTTCATGACCTGGTGAGGGTAGGCGATGGACTTGCCCGCCAGAGGGCCGCCCACGCATAGACCGGCGTAGCTCTCCCTACCCATCGGCTTTCTCCGAAAGGGTGGTAGGCTCTTTTGCTTCAGCCTCTTCCGTGGAAATAGGGGCGGGGGACAGGGCAAGGAAGCGCTCGCGAAGAGCGGAGATGTCCTGGCCGAGTTCGAGAAGACCCTTCACCGGATTGGTGGAGTAGTCCTTGATGAGGCGAGTGCCGATCTCCGAGAGGGCGGCTTTCACCGCGTCGAGTTCGGTAGGGAAGAGCTTGCCCGCAAAGCTGTAGCTCATAACTTTTTCAATGCACATTGGTTGGTCCTCCGGTGCTGGTGGTCAGATATCGTCTTCGCCGTCATCCTCCATGCACGTCAGCACACAGGTCAGGACAACGGCCGCACCGTCATAGGTGATGAACTGGCCGCTCTCGACGCGGAAGTCACTTCCGGTTGCTTCACGCGCCCGTGCCGCAATCTGGTTCATGCTGTTCCGCATGGAGGCCAGCTTCTTCGATACCTTCTTGGGATCGAGTTCGTCCAGGGGGATACGCTTGGATCGGCTGACCGATTCTCCCTCCTTCAGTTGCTTGGCCATGGAAGTGATAGTGGCATTGGTGTCGGCCACGGGGCTTTCTCCTTCTTGGTGGGAATCGGTTATGTGGTTCGTATAAACGCGGCTGGAAAAATTGTCAACCAGACCGCATACCCTCGGAGAGCCGCCAAACGTCAGCGCCGTGGCCGTGGGGCGGACTGGTTTTTATTCCAGAATTACCACTACAGGGGGGTTGGCGATTCGGGTGTGCCAGAATGGGACTCGGCTGGATCGGAGGGCAAAAGTTTTGCGTTAACCTTACCGCCGCGTTAATGATGAAAATCGCGTTAACCATTTTTGTGGGGTGACTCGTTAACCCGGCCGCGCCTATGCGCGCCGCGCGATTCTATTCTCTGGAGCCTGGAGCCTGGAGCGCCTGGACGGCGGCCGGAAGTTGCTTCCGATTTTAATTGATTGTTAGGACTTCCGGGGCTAATCACTTCGCATAGCAATGACGCTTTAGACGGAGTGATTCGCAATGATGACCCTAGAAGAAATGAAGGCCAAGCAAGCGGCGGACCTGGCGAAGCTGGAGCGCGAGCACGCCCTAGCAACGCTCGCACCCGTGCCGCCCCGTTCCGTGCAACTGACAAGCGCGGGACTCGGCCATTGGATTAGCTACCGCGTGGCGAACCTATGGGAAGCCCTGGACCTGGCGCGCAAGTTCCAGCCGATTGCCTTCTATCAATTCAAGGGCACTTACACCCGCTTTGTCCCGGCCGCGCTCAACGTGGGCAAAGACGAAGGCGAGCTAAAAGGCGGCCCTTACTTCGCTAAGCTGGACGTGTCGCAAGGCGAAGGATTCGGCCCTACCGTTTACCTGGCCTTTTTCACCCGACTCGGCGATGATATTTGCATGATCCGCGCGGAACTGGAGCACGAAGGTTACGGCGGGCGCGGCTTTGGCCAGTATGCCGCCGCCTTCGTGGCAAACCCGCGCGGGCAGAGTCGCCGCCTGGAGGGGCAACGGTATATCAGCGGAGACTTTCGCCAGAATAACCGACTCGGCGCGGCTTTCGACACTGTGACAAAATGGGGAAGCGGAGACCGCGACTCGGCGCACTTTCAATATTCGATCATGGCGGACGCCGTGGCCGATGACGAGTCGATTGACTGGACCGACTCCGGGTTGCGCCTGGAAAACGTGGCGGAGCAAATGCACGGCCCGCGCCCGCGCTATCGGTTCAAGTTCGACTCCAATGCCATGACCGGCCGAATCATCCGCCTGGAAGACGGCAAGGAGTCGGCGGAACTGGACAAGGACTCGGCCTGGAAGCTCTATAACGCGACTCGCTATGGCGGCCGGGATGAACTGGACGCGGCGGGCGATGCGGCGGACTTCGCCTAATGGCGCACCGTTACACCCGCACCGCGATTCGGCCTGACGGCTCCCGCCACGTCGAATCGCTTAGCCTGGACCCGGTGCGAGTCGCCATGCAACTAGGCGGCGGCAATCGGACGGGCGGCCGCCTGGACTTCCTGGAGCTAGTCAACAGGTGGAACCAGGCGGGCCTGGCCGCGACGGAGCCTAGCGCCCCGGTGTATATTTTTACGGCGGAAGTAACTTCCTGTTAACGGTTGCCCCCTATCAAGGGCCTATCGGCAACGCTTTAGACGGAGCGAATCAAATGACGCAATTTAACATGATCGACTCGGCCACCCGGCCGCAACGCCTGGCGATATCCTGGACAATGGAAACGCCCCGCGACAATCACGCAAGCGCCCCGGATCAAATGCAAGACGGCTATTGGCCTTCGCTTGATCCGCAAGACGCGGGATTCATCGGCGAAGGCAAGACGGCGGCGGACCTGAAGCGGGAAACGCAAAAGGCGCGGCTCCGCTATAACAGGTGGCTAGGTGACGCCTGGCAATATGTCGGAGTCGTGGCGCGGGCGGTTGTCTTTATCCCGGCCGGTGGCCAGTCTTTCCGAATCCTGGAGCTACGGAGCGCGGGCCTTTGGGGAATCGAGTCGGACTCCGGCGCTTACCTTCGCGAAGTTTACGAAGAGCAACGCGAAGAGCTACGCGCGGAACTGGCCACGCTGGCGGCGGCTTTGACGGCTGGCGACTATGACGAAGAGGAGTCGGAATAATGGCCGTGCAAACCTATTGGACCGAAAAGACGGGCGGCGGCTATCGGCCTTGCTTCGTGCAAGCGGACGGCCTGGAGCGCCGGGACTCGCCGATTGTGGCGGACAAGGTGGAAGCCCTGAAGGCCGCCCGCGCCGCCCTGGAAACTGACAACCGGGAACGGGAGCGCAAGGCCGCCTTTCGGGCGTGCCCTATGGCCGAGTCGTTCCTGGCCGTCTTGCTTCAGGACTTGCAGCATAGCGAGTCGGACGAAGCGACTAGCGAAGGCCGGGAAGCTCGCGACACGGGCACGATTTACGATTGCCCCGACTCCACCTTTCGGGCGGCCGTGGCGGAGTGCGAGTCGTTCCTGGCGGCTATCGCGGCGCACCTGGCGGCCGTTCCTGACGGGGCCTTAGCGGGCCTGGACCTGGCGAACCGTTACACCCTGGAGCAAATGGGAAGCGACCTTTACCTAGAGCGGGCGGGCCACGGCGCGGGCTTCCGGGACCGGGACTCCTGGAGCGATGACCGGGAAGAGAATCGCGCAATCGGCGAAGCGCTTAGCGACCTAGTGGAGTCGCGGCATAGCCTGGAGGCATATCTAGGCGATGACGGGCAAACCTATATTTGCGGGAAGGAATCCGCCTAATGTCTGATATCCTTAGCACCGTAGGGCCGCGCAAGGTCCGAGTCTCGCAAGTCGGCGTTGCCCTGTTTAACGGCGGCTGGCCTTGCTCTAGCCTTCGTTCGACTCGCGCCTATTGGTTTGAGTATGACGAGTCGGGCGACTTGATCGACTCGGACGTGCCGGAACATGATGACGGCCCCGCCGCCGTGGCCATGGCCGCCGATTGCCTGGCATGGCTGGACGAAGGCGAGCGGCCCGAATGGTGGCCACAGTGAGGGCGGAGCGCCTGGAGGCTCCACGGCCGCCCCTGGACGCCCTGGAACGCCGAGTCGTGCTCTTGCGGGCAATGTGGGCGCGGCATGATCCGGACGGAAGGGAAAGGCCAAGCCATGAAAGACGATAAGCCCTTAGAGATTCTGCCGTGGGGGCGCACCCTGGAGCAACAGGAAGCGCTAGAGCGGAAGAAACGGCAGGGGAAGCAAGGAGTCGGCGGTTGCTTGCTCTACGCCGTCGCCTTCGCCCTGGTTGCGGTCTATTGCGCCGGATGGATGCAAGGCCGCCACTATAAACCAGTTGTTAACGAATCGGCCCTAGTGTCGAATCATCGGACAACGGAAGGGAATGAAAATGCTCTACAGTGAGGCGGCCTATTTTGACGGCAACCATTGCCAGCACGTCGCGACGTGGGAAGAGCACAAGCGAATCGCTCGCATCCGCAAACAGGCGGCGGGCGTGATTGAACGGCGGCGGAACGGCCGCGCATATCGGAACTAACTTCCGAATCACTTTAGACGGAGTGCAAGACAATGGCGCAAAAGGTGCGGAAAGAGCGAATCACTAAAAAGGAATGGTATGACCGGGGCGGCTTCGCTAATTCGGCACTATTCCGGCAACAGTCGCGCGGCGGAGCCTGGCGCTATTATGTCAACCTGGACCGCGAGTCGGTGGATGATCGAAAGGCGGCGGAAGTAACTTCCTATTAACGAATCATCCGCTATAGAAGGTCTATCGGAAACGCTTTCAACGGAGCGACTCACAATGGCTAAGTTTACCCCTGCCCCTGATATCTGGACCCTGGACGATAGCGCCCGCGCAAAGCTCCAGCCTGGCCAGTGGATCAAGTGCGGCGATGCGGCGCACCTTTCCCGCTTCTATCGGTTCAACCCGGCAACGGGCCACGTTGTCGCCTTCCACGGCCCTAACGCGACTCGCAAGTTGCGGGAGTATGTCAAAGCGGAGCGGGCGGCAAAGGTGGCGGCCGATATCCGGCGCGGCTTGATCCCGCCCCACGTCAAAGCGAAGTGGAAAGGCAAGCGCCTGGCGAACCGTGGCGGCTGGCCAGTGTGGAGCGGTAAGCAACCCGTGCCCACGGTAGGGCAGGAAGTGCGGGCAATCGGCGGAGTCGTTTGTTGCGTCACTGGTTATGAAGTGGACTCCGGCTTCCTTATGATCCGGGGCTATCGGGTGGCGGACGGCCGGGAGGGCAACCTTGCCGGGGCGGAGATAATCGGCCGGAATTAACTTCCTGTTAGGACTTTCTCCGCTATACGGAGTGAGTAACAACGGAACGGAGTGATTCGAATGTTTGGACCTGACCTTATCGCCGCCCTTGTCGGACTCGTCACCTTCGCCGCTATCATCGGCGGCGCGACACTGTGGAGCCGGATCAAGCGCGAATGTGCGGAATCGCAACGCCGGGACGATATCGCCGCGACTCGCCTTCAGGGCGGCGCGGGCCGGTTCATCGGCGGCACGAATCGCCCTGGCGACAATTGAACTTTAACCCGCTTTCAAAGGAGCGAATCAAATGAACGCAATGCAACGTCACCTTGCCGCGATTGAGTCGGGCAACGTCACAAAAACGAACGTGATAGGACTCCGCAAGGCCCTGAATCACGTCACCCGCCTAGCGCGGGGCTGGAGCGGCAACAGGTGCGCCGCCACGGCGGACGAAGTGCGGGCCGCCCTGGACGCCCTGGAGCGCCACAAGCCGCTAGTGCGGGGCGATTTGCACGCTTCCGGCGTGCGACTCCTCACTGACAAGCGATATAGGAAGCGCCTGGAGCCGGTGGCCGATAAGGTGGCCGCCTTGCACGGCTTCCGGCTTGTCGGATATCAGGAAACGGGCGATTGCCAGCACGCGGCGATATTTGAGGCCGTGGGCACGGCGGGCGCTTTCCGCTTCTATTCGATCCCGTGGCAAACGGCGCTTTATTCCGGCCTGGAGGGCGGCCCCCATATCATCGGCGAGTCGGTCTAATGGGCAGGAGTCGCGGCGTTCATAAGGTTTGCGCCTTCCGGCGATGGAGTCCGGATCAATACCCCTTTGCGGATGATCCGGGGCGCGGCATGGCCGAATCGTGGTGCGGCGAGTCGCGCTTACATGACCGGGCCGCGCCGTTCGATTCCCCGCGCCTGGCGACGTGCCCTAAATGCGCGCAAGCCATAGGCAAGGCGAAGCTCGCCACGTTGCCGCGCCTGGACCTGGCGAAGCGGGCGGAGCCGATAAACGCCTATCAGCGCTCTAGCTATGACGTGATGATTGACGGCGAATTGCGGGGCTATGTGTCTTGCGATTCGGGTTGGGGCACGCATTGGAAGCTCTACCGCCTGAAGGGTCCAGAGGAACGGCATAGCTACTATGAAAACGGGCCTTGCATATCCGGGAGTCGGGTGGACTCGTTTGAGGCTAAGCGGTGGCTTAACGGCGGGCATAGCGAACCGAGTCGCGTGATATTCTGGCCCGTGCATTTCACGGCTAAGGAAGCCATGGCGGCGGCGGCCTGGACGGCCTTTGAACGTGGCCAGCTTCCCACGGTTGCGGAGATGGAGTCGGCCCTGGCCAAGCGCAAGGCCGATGAGGCGGCACGCGATGCGGAGCGGGCAATAGAGCGGGACCGCCTGGCAAAGGAGCGGGAGGAACGGGAGGCCCTACGCCTGGAGCGCCTGGAGCTATGGCGGGAGGCCCTGGCCAGCCTGGACGGCAGGGCGGACCTAACGAACCTGGAGCGGGCGGGCCTGGAGGCGGTCAAGCTACTCTACCCCTAGACACATAGAACTAACTTCCGAGTCGCACCCTAGCGCCCTGGCCTGATATGGCCGGGGCGTTTTTCTTTGTGCCCCTTGCCCCTGGAGCTAGGCCGCGAATCGGCAGGGCGGCCGGGGCGATGATCCACCTAGCCCGATGATCCGCCTAGCCGCCTAGTGCGATGATCCACCTAGCCCGATGATCCGCCTAGAGCGCCTGGCCTGATATCGGCTAGGCCCTGGAGCCGATTAGAGGCCCCTAGAGCGCTTGGCCTATGTGCCCCGCTATCCCCTAGCTATGCCTTCCGCTTAGCCTCTCTGTGGTGGCCTGGAGCCGCGTCTAGCTATGCTTTGCGAGTAGTTACGCGGTCCAACGGTTCCCCCTTGGAGGGGTGGAGGGGCAGGCGGGGGCGCTGAGC